TCATCCGAATCATCTTCTCCCAAAGGAAGGTGCCGCCCTTCGAGGGGTCGTAGTTGTAGGTCGAGAAAGGGTGGCGCTTGTCACCGAAGAGCCGCTTGTCTTGCTCGACGGCCTCGTGAATTTTCTCGCGCCGCTGAATGAACGGACTGATGGAAACCGTCGCACAGCCCGCGAGGTCGCGGATGGAGCCTTCGAGGTCGCTCTCGAAGTCAGACCGGAAGTCCTCCGGCACGTCGAGAAGAACGGTGCCCTCGACCGGCTTCGCACGGAGAACCTCAACCTCCGAGGGTTCGAGAATCTTCGAGGGCGTCTGCTCGTTGCCCACGATGACCTGAAACTTCACGTTGGAGAAGTTCTCAGGCTTCACGTCCCACAACGCGTAGTCGCGCACGAACACCGTCGGGTCCTCGCGCGCGGCGCGCACGCGACGAGCGGTGAAGTCGTCGCTGGTCTTCTTCGAGGAGACGACGAACAACATCCCCGGCAGCTTCCCCTTACGCTGGAAGCGGGACTTCATGCGGCGCTGGACCGAGTTGTAGATGACCTCGGCGTGGTCCACGTAGCCCATGCGCGCGGCTTCTTTGCCCTTGGTGGGCATGAAGTTGGTCTCGTCGAGCAGGGCGGAGACGGCGTTCAAGCCGAGCGCGGAGGTGTCGGTGGTCGCGCGCGCAGCCACCCAGACGTTGTGCGGGAAGCGCAGCTCCTTCTTGGTGGGCGTGAACGCGAAGTTCTTCTGAAAGTACGGACTCGCCTTGATTTTGGTCGCGATGTTCTCGAACGCGACCTTCACGGCCAGAACCTCGTTCACCGAAAGACAGATGACGGCGATGTTCGAGTCCTTCGCGAGGCTGAAGGTGGCGTGGGGGTCGCGCAGGCAGGAAATCTCGTACAACACCCGGCAGACGCCGATGCTTGCAGCGAACGTTTTTCCGTAGCCGATAGAGCCCGTCCAAACCGACTCGTGGTACCCGCCGGAGAACAGCTCCGTCAGGTCGTCGAGCAGCCTCGGGTAGATGCCTTCGCAGGTGTGACCAAGGAAGTAGGGGTCCTTGATGAACTGCTCCATGTCCACCGGCTGCGTCTTGTACTCGGACTTGTGGAGCGCCTCGTACATCCCGCCCTTGATCTGGCCCTCCTTCAGTTCAGCCATCAACACCTGAAGAGCCGCCTTCTCCTCGGGGTCGAGTCCCTCCATCTCCCTCTGGAGCAACTCCTCGATTTCCTCGACGGTGCGCTGGCTACGGCTCCGGCCACCGCTCTCGTGAATCAAGGCGCATCCTCGACAGGCACCAGCTCGACTTCGGCCTCGTCGGGAGAGTTTTCCTCCACCCGTTCCGAAACCGTGATGTCCACCCCCGCTTTTCCGGCAGCGATGGAGAGGAAGCGCTCAGCGATGCCGAGCAACTTTCGCCGCGACTCAGGGCTGGTCAACGTCTTCCCGACGGACTCGTCGTAGCGCTTCGACACGTCCGTCATGATTTGCGCATCGACCTCCATCTTCCCGAGGTGGCGTGCGTTCAGTCCGAGATCCATCTTGAGCTTCGCGATGTCCGCGAGAATCTCCCGCCCTGCCCGCATCTCCTGCGTCATCGAGGGCATGAGTTTGTTGATGTTCTTCTCGGTCGTGAAGTCGATCTGAATGCGCTCCAACTGCATCGTGTAGAGCTTCTCCATCTCAGCCAGCTCATCAAGCCCTTCCCTCACTCGCTCGGCGGCGGCGGCGTTCACGCGCGGAACTTTCGCGGAGAGAAGAATCGGAGGCAGGCTCTCCCGGTAGAGGGCGATGATGGCCGCCAAGCTGGCCTCGGTCACGTCCGCGTACTCGCCTGCCTCCTTCTGCACGTACTGAGCGATGTCGATGGGCTGGAACCCATCAAGCACCTTCTGGTGGAACGCAGCGAAGCAGTTGAGGGACCGGAGACGAACGAATCGCGTCTCTCGGGACACCGGCTTGATTCTGTTGGCACGCGCAGCGGAACCCATGTGGCGATGGTAGCAGCGGGATCAGGCTTCTCCAAGTCTGAAGGACCGTGCGGTCCCACGGTTCGCTCGAAGAACCCGTCTCTTCAGGATTTTGAAGCCCACGAAGGCCCACCACCGGTCTCTGCTGTGGCGGGAACCCGCTTCATCATCGGGGCCATGCCTTCAATCATCGCCTCTTCGACCTGCTTCTGAACGTGCTTGGAGAACTCAGGACCTTCGGCTCGATGCTGAACCACGTTCTCGTCGTGGACCATGTGAACCATGCCGACGCGCGCGCCCTTCTCCAAGAGCATCTTGCCCCCGCTCATTGCCTTGCAGCGCTTGTAGACGAGAGGAAGGCTGTTCTTGAGGCCGTCCGCGCCTGAGCCCTGCACAGGCGAGTTGAAGAAGGCGTTGTGCTCCGTCTCTGGGTCCAAGAAGCGACGCCGACCCCAGATGGTCCACGCAGCCTTCTGCCGCTTCGCGTCTCGAATCGCCTTGGTGTGCCAGTCCTCGACGCCGCTGTACGCCTCGAACCACTTGCGCCGGAACTTGATGGCCTGCCCCTCGGAGAGGGTCACGCCGTAGCCCGCGCGCGCGTAGAGCACCAGCTTGGGGGCCTGCATCCCGTAGATGAACCCGAAGTTGACCGGCTTCGCTTGTTGGCGTTGGTCTTTGGAGACCAGCGGTTGCTCGATGCCTGAGAGCAGAGAGGCGGTCACCCGGTGGGCATCGTCCTTGCCCGGCCCAGCGTTGAAAACCGCGATGAGGCGCTTGTCCCCGCTGATTTCAGCGACCAGCCGCATCTCGATGTTCGAATAGTCGGCGATGGCCAGCTCGTAACCCTCACCCGCGACGAAGCAAGCGCGGAAGTCTTTGTCGCGGGGAATCTGCTGAAGGTTCGGCTTGGAAGACGAGTAGCGGCCTGCGCCAGTGAACGGCCAGAACTCGGTGTGGATGCGACCGGTCTTCGGGTTGACGTGGTTGAGGTACTTCGCACCGAACGATTTCACGCGCTGTGCGACACCTCGGTACTCGATGAACTTCTCGATGATGGGGTGAGAAGCGGCCAACATCGCCAGCGTCATCTCCTTGGTATCTTGCAGCTTGACGGTGTGGATCTGGTTCGACTCAGGGTCTCGAATTTTCTGCGTGACGCCCATCCGCCGCATCGACTCCAGCACCTGCTCCGGCGAGTCGAGATTGAAACGATGCTTTCGTGAAGCAGCGATCATCCCCGGAAACACGAGCTGGTTGAAGGGGCTCGGCAACTCAGCCAAGAGGATAGCTTCCAGCGCCCGCTGCCGACCCGCGTTGGTAATGGCGAGCTTCTTCCACTTCTCTTGGTCGATTCCGAACCCGTTCAGCTCGATGGCGGCTTCCGGAAGAATCGCGTTGAACTCAATGACAGCGACGCGGACGAGGTTCTCTTTGATGAGCTTCGCGCGCAACGAATCACGCAACGCAGGGAGGTGCGTGATGTCTTCGGCGGCGTAGTCGAGTTGGTCTTTCGTCAGCTCGGGAAGCGTCCAGTCCGAGCCGCCCAATTCGGGGGCCTCGGGACCGATGTTCAGCTCACGACGATAGAGCGAGTACAGGTCGTGACCGACGTGCTTGTACCCGTTGTAGAGAAGGTTCGAGGCACGGAAGGTGTCGAACACGCGCTTCAGTTCGAGGTCGAAGTGCCAGAGGAGCCACTTCTGATCGAACTTGAGGTTCTGGCCGATGGTGAGCCCGGTCGTCTTGTCGAGAGCTTCCACGACCGGCCCCAGCGTGCCCGTCTTGAACAGGTCGATGACGTAGCGCCCGACCCCGGTGTTGATGGAGCAGAGACGCACAAGACCGTCGCGCGGGTTCAGCGCGGTGGTCTCAAGGTCGAGCGCGTGCCAAGGCTGTGCCTCCACCTCACGGGCAATCCGCCCGAGCGCTTCAGCCGACGTGACGTAGTCGTAACTAAGCAACCGACCCCCTCGACGTGGTCGCCTACTTGTTGACGGTCTTCCGACCCAGAGCGGTCAGCCGGTAGCTCCCCGGTTCAGGCTTCTCCACCAGTCCGGCGCGGACAGGCCGCCGCAGGCTGTTTCGAGCCCACGAATTGGCCTTCTTCACCGACACCGACGCGGTCTTGAACGCCTCTGCCGCGAGCGCCTCGATGGTGCGGACCTCGCGGTCACCCTTCACCTCGAAGCAGCCGAGCAGCAGCTTCTCCTTCTTGTTCAGGTCTTCGAACGTGAGTTCCTTGATGGCAGGCCCAGACTGACCAGACACCGGCTTGTGCTTCGCCTTCGTCTTCGCCTTCGCGGGCTTCGCCTTGATGGTCTTCTCGACAGCCTTCGCGCGCTTCGTGTACTTGCGCTTCTTCTTGGGCTCCGACGCGGAAGCCTCAACCTTCGCGCGCTTCGTGTACTTGCGCTTCTGCTTCGGCTGCTCAACGAGCGCCAGCACGGGCGCGGGCGCGGGGGTCTCAGCGGGCTTCGCGACCTCTGCTTCAGGGGCGAGCAACTGCGCCGCTGCGTGGTCCATCCCCTTAGACCGCAGGAGATTTGCGGCCTTCAACAGCTCCGCAGAAAGTGATTCGGTCTGTCCGGTCGTACCGCTCATGGCTCTTCTCGTCCTTGGTAGAGGGGCATTTAGCCCACGGGGTGATTCAGCAGAAGTCTGCGATCTGTTAGGACCCTAACAATGGGGATCGAGATAGTCAACGTAGGGGTCCGGGCTCGCGGTACTACTACTTCTCGGACCGTTTGAGTCGAGAAAAGCAGGAGGTTGGCTACTTTTCCAAGTCAGGAACGACGGGATCGAGGTCAGGCTCGTCTATCCCTGTGGCTCGCGTGAACTGATCGGGCAGGGCGTCGATGGCAGAAACCTCGGACTTCAAATTCACCATCACTTCATCGAACCAAGCTTGAACGTGGGAAGGCTGGTTCACGAACGATACGCGACGGCCCTTGCCGACCTTCTCGGTAGATTCGCCCTTGGCAGCGGCAGCGGCGGCAGCAGCTTTCACGGCGGCGGCCTTCTTTTCTGCGGCATCCGCCGCAACCATGAGCCGGTCGAAGTACCGGTCGTCATCAATCGAAAAGTCCCAACCATCTTTGGTCCAAGTTCGAGTGTAGATCTGCCGCTGCTGATGGGACGACTTTCCATGCGCGTCCACCTTCGCCTCGACGTGGCTGTCCATGAGGGCCAGCGCGTCCACGTCCCGATTGGAAATCAGAGCCTTGAAGTTCATCGGAAGAACCTCGTGCAGCTCGGTCGTCTTCGCGTGGTCGATGAATCGCGCAGTCTTGTGGCCACGAGACTCGCTCCGCAAAATCAGCTCGTCCAAATCCTCGACGTACGCCATCACGACGTTGATTCGGTACCCGCGCGCTTTCAGGTCGGGGAAGAACTTCTTCTCCATCCACTCCAGATTCTGACCCGTGCCTGCGAGCACGAAGTTGTAGCCCTTCTCCTTCGCCTCGTTGACGAGTCGATTGTTCATCTGCAACGTCTCGGCGACGACGGACGAAGCTCCACTCCGCACCTTCAGTTCCGCCGCCTTCTGGAACTCCGGCATCTCCACCAGAATCTCATCCGGGTCGATCTTGGCCGCGTTGTGGTAGTCACCGCCCTGACGCGTGGACTTGCCAGCCGCAGGCGGACCCATGATGAACGTGAAAGTTCGCTCGCCCTTCGGAACCGGGTGAACGCCCCGGAAAACTCGCTCACGAATGGGTTCGAGAATCTTCTCCTGCATCTCCAGTCGCTCAGGAGCCCAGCTCCCGTCACGGAAATGCTGAGCCATCGTGCTCTTCGGGATGTCCGGGTGGCTATCGGCGTACTCCGAACCAACCTTGCGCCAAGCGCCGTCGGCACGCTTCTGGTACTCGCCGTCTTTCCACTTATGAATGTCGCCTACCTCGGCGGGAATACCACGCGACTCCAGCGCGACCTGCGTCAGGGCCTGAGGAACCACGCTCTTGAAGTACGCGTCGAAAAACGCCAACACATCGTCATCGTCGTCCCAGTCCGCAAGCAGCTCGCCCATCGACAAGAGCTTCAGCTCCTTCACGTTCTTCAGGGTCAGCGGTTCGAAAACGCAAAGGGGCCGTCCAGCGTAAGAAGGCAACAGCGCGAAGCCACGCTCACCTCGGTCTTCCAACTCGCCTTCCTCATACCGCGTAGGAGTGTTGAACCAGTTGGTCACCCACTCCAAGCCGTCGGGGCCGTACTGCGGCGCGAACGCGACGTATCTCCTCGGCGGACCCCTCAAATCCTTCTCGGTGACGCGATAGAGCTTGGTGTCTTCGGGTCGCATGTCAGAGCCCCATCGGTTTGACGTACTTGTCGTAGATGGCTTGCGCGGGACCGGTCTCAACGACCACAAAGTCCTCAATCGGCACACCGTTCATCGCAGTGAGCTTCTGCTTGTGAGCCTCTCTGATGAGTTCAACGCGATCAGACTCACTCTGCGTCACGATGCGAAGAACACGCGCCCCGTGAACCCCGTTGAAAAAATCCGTCTCGTTGGACGCACAGGCATCGTGCTTGTCGTAAGTGGAAGCCTTCTGGGCGGTGACAGCCGCAGCGTCTCGTCGTTTGATGACTTCAGCGGTTGTCTTGCGAGTGTCCCACTCGTCTTTCCCTGAAGCCTTTCCGAACGAACCGTACGCATCACCGGGGAAGCTCATCACGTCGAGACGATCCAGCTCGTCCGCCGCAAGAATGTACTTGTACCGGCCCGACACGTTCCCTTGGTTGTTGGCGTGAAACAAACTCTGTTTGGCGCTGTTGGTCGTAATCAAGCGCCACATGCCGGTCTGAGCGCCTCCGGACGCGAGATCCGGCTCTACCGATGAGCCCGCAGGTCCGCCCGCCTTGGCGGTACCCGATAGGACACGCTGATTGATACCTGAAGGCCCGCTGTCGCGGAGCGCCTGAATGATGAACTTGGGCGTGGAAGCAGAGGTCTCAAGAAACTTGAGAACCGGCTCGCCAGCCTCGTCCTTGGGAAAAGTCTTCCAACGATCTGGTACGAAGAAACTCTTGATACCGGGCGTCACCTCGGTCTCAGACGCGGTGAAGTACACTTCAGGGACCTTGGCCAATTTCGCTTTGGCCTTGAGTTCCGCAGCAGTGAAATGCTCCGGCTGCAAGCCACGCTCGATGGCCGGAGCCGCGCTGAACAAGATTTGATGGAGCCGCTGAATCTCGCGATCTTCCGGCGTCGGCTCGTGCATCACCGCATCCCCGAGACCGGGCGAAGCTTTGTCGAGAAGCCCCTTCAACACGTCGGTTATTTTCTCGTCAGGACCGAGTTCCAGTTCCGCGACACAGGTACCCGCGAACGACCAGTAGCTGTGTTCGTCAGACATCATGCGCAGTTTGTGCTTGCCGTCGCTCCACTCGCGCGCCGAGACCTCCAACGAGTGCGCCCCGGTTTGGATGTTCGAATCGGTCTCGGCATCGTAAGTGCCTGTCCAAAAACCGTGTTCCACTCCCGTACCTGAGTGAAGCAGATTCTTGTAGCCGTAGGTTTTGCCGTTGGTGACCACAGCGTCCCGCAACTTGAAGGTGACCATCAGCTTGGTCACGCCGGTCGGACTCGTGACGCGCTTGATGTTGAGCGTTCCTGTTGAACCCCAAAGCGCAGGACCATCCGTCGGGAAGGCGCGCCCAACAAGTCCCAGCTTGGCGGTCTTGGTGTTGTTGATGTCCTTGAAAGACTGCGCAATGGGTACCGCTGGCGCGTGCGAAGGGAAGTACGACGGAGTGCCAGAGTGGGGAGCGATCTTGTCGGCTGTGGACGCTTGCTCGTCCGGAGTGATGGTCACCTGCTCGGAAACGAAGGCATTCGCGATGGCGGCCTTGGACATCGGGAGCAGGAACTTGGTCGAACCGTCACTGCCCTTTTTCTCCACCGCAGGACCCAGAGGCGTCAATCCGAACTTGGTCAGGAACGCCTGAACGGCGGGCAGTCCTCCGGCGACGTACTTGATGGCCTGCTTCGTGTCATCCTCTGTCGTGTTGCCGTCCGCATCCTTCGTTTTCCACGGGCGGATCTTCACGTTCGCCTCTTCGGCCCCCTCGGTAGCGGTCTTCTTGACGGTCTTGATGATAGGCACAGGCTTTGCGCCTTCTGCCTGCCAGCCCGTAACGAAAGAGAACCGGCCTTTCTCTCCGGTCTTCTCTCGGTACGTCTCGGCCAGCATCTGCTCGACCTGATACTTGGTCGTGTTCTTGCGGTTGAGCGCGTCCTGAACGAACGCGTTCTGCATGAGCAGGTTGCCGGGATGTGTCGCCTCCGCGACATGCCGAACCATCACATCGAAGTCGAGCGCGGAGATTTTGGCGAGGTCCTCGAAGACAGCGCCGCCTGCGAGCACTTCCGCCGGAACCGCCGTGAGCTTCTCCCAGACGGGGTCGGTGTCGGGACGAAGAATCGGTTCCGTGCCGGAAGGGAGAATCCACGCCAGCACGCCCTTCTTGGCGAGATTGGGACCGGTTGGTGCGAGAGACGCCGGGACATTTGCGGCGACCTGAAGTGCGAGCTGGGCCGTGGCGGCGGCAGCGGCAATCTCCTCTGGCTTCGCAGGAATGACGACGGTCGGAGTGGGCTCCGTGAGTTCGTCCGGAGCCACCGCTGCGGGCGCGGGGGTGCTCGCGGAGATGGGAGCTACCGCTGCATTCCAGCCGCCGAAGTCCTTCAGCTTCTTCGCGACGTTCTTCACCCGCTTGAGGGCGGTGGTGTACGGCGTGCCGGTCAGGTACGCGATCTGCGCCGCCGCATCGTTGATGTTGTTGTTGTAGGCGGCGAGCTTCTGAAGCGCGTCGGCGTAGACACTGTCGGGCGACATTCCAAGAGCGGATGCGACCTTTTTGACGGTCGAGTACGGAGGCGGAGTGAACCCAACCGGTGGCGGGACAGACTTCTGACCGGGAAGCGGAGCAGCGACGACCGGCGGCGGGGCCGAAGGAACCGAAGGCACTTGCGGAAGGGACTGCGCGGTGGCCGCAGGTGCGGTGACAACCCCACCCTCGGGCAACCAGCCAGCGGAGAAGGTGAACTTGCCCTTCTTCTTGGTCCGCTTCTCGTACAGCCCGGTGATGAACGTCTCGAAGTCGGCCCGGATGTTCTTCTTACGCGCGAGCGCCTTGTCGTAAATGGCGGCGGAAACGGAGATGCCGCCCGCAGCGGTGGAGACGTAGGGCTCCAGTGCTTTGACGTACTGCTCGTCGGAGATCTTCTCGACCGCCTCGATGGCCGCCTTCATCACGGTCGGGTCGAAGCTCTGCTTGTTATCGGCGAAGTCGCCCCAGAACTTGTTGTAGTAGGGCGGCTGCTCGTTGTACTGCGCGTTCGGATGGTAGTCCGTCGAGAGGACATCGCCCTCAGGAGTGGAACTCGTCCACTTCGGATTCGGCAGCAGGTACTTGAAGCCCTGCTCCTTGTCGATGCCGACCACCGAACCGTTCGGAAGAATCAGCAAGTTGCCGGGGTGCGTGTCGTGCTGTGAGAGGAGCCAGTCGAGGATGTGCTCGTCAGCCACGTCCTTCTTCTGCGCAGCCGTGAGACTCGCGGGACTCATCCCGGAGAGCGACTTCAGGTTGTCGCCGAGCCACGGCTGAAGCGTGGCGGGCTGAATGGCACCTGCGTTCGTCTTCGCGAACGTCGCAGCACCGACTGGCGGCGTGGAGGGCTTCACGGCCTGCCCGACGGTCGCGAAGAGAACCTGCGATGCGACCTTCCACGGCTCCGGCTTGCCGCTCGACTTGTTGGTCGCCAGCTTCAGCAGGTACTTCTTGCCGTTGTCATCAGTGAAGAAGTGCTTCTCACCTGCGCCGCCGATACCAACGGCTTCGCCTTGGTGATTCAGGGTCGCGAGCGAGGGAAGCTTCGGTGGAATCAGCACGCCCGCAGCCAAAGTGCTGGCCGGACCTGTGGCGGCGAACTTGAACGGTGAGCCTTGAACCGTCGAAAAGAACTTCTCGAAGTCCGAGCGCAGGTTCTCCTTGCGCTTGATGATCTTGAACAGCGTGTGCGCCTTCCCGGTGGGGTCGCTGTCCATCGCGTCGATGTACGGCTGAACGAGCTTGACGTAGTCCTGCTCGGAAACCGCCTCGATGGCCTGAATGAACGGGAGCGCCGAGTTCAGGTCGAACTTGAGGTGACCTTTGGCGTGTGCCGCGTAGAGCGTGTTGTAGACCGGCGGCGAGTTGTTGGGCTTGTAGTCGAGGGACAGCTCGTCATCGCCAATGAACTTGAACGCCTGCTCTTTGTCGATACCAACGATGTCACCGTTGCTGCGGACGACGAAGTTGCCCGCCTTGGAGTCGTGGTTCGACACCAGCCAGTCGAGCACGCGCTCGCGCTGAAGCTGAAGAATCTGCTTCGGCGTAAGGTTGATGAGCGGGACCTTGGACAGATCTGACACAACGTCCGGAACCATCGGTTGGAGCGAGCCGTAACCGTCGTCGGAGTTGCCGGTCGCCTGCACTGGAACGTACGTAGTCGCGTCTCCAAGTAGGGCGGCGATATTCGAGGCCACCTGCCCTCCGAACGCACGAATCTTGGCCGCGTCCTTCTTGTGGAGGAACAGGTTCCCGCTCACATCCTTGAGGAACACCTTCGGCTTGTTCCCGCCGAGCTTCGCCTTCGCATCGCCCGCCGGGCTGAGCGCCGACATCGGGGGAATTGACGGAAGAGCAGTACCGGCGACAAGGGAAGGAGCCGGAAGGGGCGTCGGAACCGCAATCGGCGCGACAGGCGCAAGGGTGACTGGGGGTGGACCGGCTTCCGGCTTGTCGATGAAGTCGTCGAGGTCGAACCCGTCCGCGTACAACGCCTGCTTGATGACTTGGGTGGCGAAAACTTCGGCCTTGGCGGGTGACCACCCCGCCGCCTTCAGGAAGTCGATGACCTGCTTGGCAGGGGTCACCCCGGTGGGCTTGCCTTGTTGAAACGCCTGCCACAGTCCCAGAACCTTCGCTTGGTCGGAGTCCGGTCCGTACCCGAGGACGGCGGCCCAGTGCAAAACCTTGATGTTGGTGGGGGCGGCGTTGCCCGCCAGAGCCCCCTGCGTGCCCGCCGGAACGACGACGGGAGCTGGAACCGAGGGAGGGGGCTCCTCGGGAGCCACAGGCTCACCATCGGGACCGTGGGCGAAGCCAAGGCCGCTCGAAGCACCAGCCACGAAGTCGGCTGCGTCGAAGCTGGGGTGCCTGAAGACCTTGCCGACGAGGTCGGTCAGAAACGCTGAACGGGCGGCGACCGTGGCGGCGAATTCCGCATCAGGGACTTGACCTTCGAGTTCGGCGAGTTCCTTCGCAGCCCCTTTGACAGCCGCCAAGCCGTCCACCAACGAGGGCGCAATGACGCTCTGTTTCTTGAGGTGGTTCCGCCAAAAGTTGAGGGCCTTCGCCTCGTTCGAGTTGGCGGAGAATCCGAGTGCGGTGGCGAGGTCCCGCACCTGAGTTGAAGTGGGCGCAAGGAAGTCGGAGAGGTCCGGAGCAACTGCCGGGACAGCCGGGAACCCGGCGAAAGAGGCGGCGTCCCAGCCGGGGACCGCCTTGGCGTCCTTGATGGTCTTCTGCACGAACTGATTGAGGGCCTTCGCCGCGTCGGAGCTTTGTCCGGACGGAAGGTCCCCCGTGAGTTCTTTCACGGTCGCCGCGATGGCGTACGTGTGCTTGTTCTTGAGGTGCTTCTGCCAGACGGCGAGCACCTTGGCTCCGTCGGAATCCGGCGCGTGCCCGAGCTTCCCAGCGAGGTCCAGTACCAGCGGGTCGGACGGGGCTGGGAGAGCAGCAAGAGCCGACGTGGCAACGGGCGCGGGCGCGGGAACGGCAGGAAGCGCGGGCGCTGCGGCAGGGATAGCGGGAACAGGCTTCGCCTTCGCCTTTTTGGGCGGAGCTGCGGAGACGGAGGCAGTAGCGGCGACAACCGGGGCAGACATCACGGGGCCTGCGCCGCCGATGAACGTGACGGTCAAGCCGCTCTCGAAATCGCCCTTGACGGTGATGAGCCCCTTTGCCTTCGCAGCGTCGATGAGTGCCTCGACCTCGGCAATCGCGGCTGCGTTCTTCTTGCCGAACTTCACCCGGTACATCTCCGCGACCGTGTCGGAGTTGATGCCCGGCTTCTTGTGGAACTGCGCGAGAGCAAACGCCTGAGGAGAACCTGCGGAGTACCCCAGCTTCTGGAGGGCGAAGTCGAGGGAGTTGGAAGTCTCGGCGGGAGAAGGGGGGCGCGCGTTGGAGGTCGGCCCTTCGGTGGGGGTCTGGGCCGCAGCGAGCGCGGCGGCCTCCGCCGCAGTGGCTTTCTGGAACCAGCCGTTCCCGAACTTCTTGAGGACTCCGGTGTACCAGTTCGCATTCTTCAGGAGAGCTGCGCGCTTCTTGGGGTCGTTGAAGCCCGCGTCGTTCAGGAAAGACATCAGCTCATCGACGTTCGCTTTCGCTCCGAAGTTGGATCCTTTTTCCTTCGGGGTGTGAATCGTCTTCTTGAAGAACGGTTGCATCCCCAGCGGCGTCCCGGACGGAACGTAGATCCACTCGCCGTTGGCCTGCTTCTGCACACGACGGTCGCCGTGAGACGACACCCAGCCGGGGGCAAGTCCAGTCGCCTCTTCCAGCCGCGCGGTGAAAAACGCACCCAGCGAGATGGTCGGCTCTTCGTTTCTCCAAAAGTCTCGACCGCTGCTCACGTCTGCCTCCCGCTTCTACATCGTCGGTGCAGGATTACATACCTGAGTGACGCAGATCTTGAAACTACGCTGTGCCCGCCTTCTTGGGCTTTGGAGCGAGGTTCTCTGCGGCTTTCACGGCAGCGTCATTGAGAATCGGCCCCATGAACTCGTTCACGTCCGCACCTGACTCGCGGCAGTAGTTGAGAACCTTGTCGAGCGCCTTCTTCATCGCCTTGTCCATCTGGACGTAGACGTGCTCGGTTTTTCCGAACGTGAACACCATGAAGGACTGCTGCACGGTGTCGCCGAACTTCGCGAAGAGCGTCTGGATGATGGTGCCGAGGTCCTCGACGGTCTTCGCCTCCTTCGCCTTCTCGTCAAACTCCGCGTGCATCTCCTTCGGCAGCGACTGCTTCATGCCGCGCTTCACGTCGCCAACGAGCTTCTGGAACTGCCGGGTATCCACGTAGCCCATGAGCTGCTGGAGCGCGTCCTTGCCGTACTTGTCGGCCATCTCTTGGTAGAGCTTGAGGAACTTCTCCGGGTTCATCTTCCCGCCGATGACGTTCAACCGTACGGTCTCGAACTTCTGGAGGTCCTCGTCCTGCCACCGCTTGCCCACGAGCACGGTGCAGGGAACCTCGTCGAGCCCTGCCTCCTGACACGCCTTCCAGCGATGCTCGCCGCCGATGATTCGAAAGAGCCCGTCCTGAACAGCGACGACCTGAATCGCGGCGGTGCAGCCGTTCTCTTTGATCTCATCGACAAGGCGCGTAAACATCGCCTCGTCCATGTGTTGAGGGTTCCAAGGGTTCGCCACCAGCTTGTCGATGGCGATGTGTTTCAGCTCATGCTTGCTCAAGTCGATTCTCCGAGGGTACGTGCCTGAGGATCATACACCCCCGAAGCAGGTACGGTATCAGTCGCCAAGAAGGATTTCGGCGAGATTTCCGCACTTCCCGGCGCAGACGCGAAGCTCGCCGCACAGCTCACGAATCAACAAGTCGAGCTGCTGGTCGTCTCCCGGCTCGTCGATCACCGGTAGGCCGGAGTTCACTTTCTCGATCCACTTTTCGAGAATCTTCTTGGCGCTCTCCAACTCTGAAGAAATGAGATCAGGACTGACTGGAAGGGACATCAGGTCTCCTTGGCGACTTTCTCCAGCGTGGCGAGCCCGTAGAGCACGTCCGTTGAAGAAGGATCCACCACGATGAATTTGTAGCCGATGAGCTTCTCCAGCTTCGCGACGTAGCGCAGCTTCTGCTCCTCACTGGCCTTCGTGAAGTCGTTGTTCGCGAGGAAGTCGAGGCAGATGAGGGAGAAGTTGTGTCCGGGGCGCTCGCTCCCAGACAACTCCTTCGCGCGGTCGATGGCCAACCGAACCGTCTCAAGCTGGTCCGGGTAGAACTTGAAGTTCTTGCTGAAGAGCGGCTCGTCGCGCGGATCCTTGTCGTTCACTGCCCAACTGTCTCGGGGAGGAACGACCACCTCAGGCGGAGCGTCCGAGTCGCCGTCGTACGTGCCGGAGAGCTGATTGGACTTCTCGATGGGGTCGCCTTGCTTCCGCACTTCGCGCTCGACCTCTTCACCTTCCTGACGCTCGCGGGCCTTCCGAACCGCCGCCTCGACCGTCTGGTAGTTCATCCCCTCGGCCTTGGTGACCCACGCCTCGACGTTGCTGAGCTTGATGATGCGGCACAGCTCCCGAACCTTCGACCAGCCGAGAGCGAGGAGGCGCTTCTTCACGACCTCGTTCATCCCGTCGAGTTCGATTTCGATGCGGTACCAGATGAACCGCAGGCTCTCGGCCTTCTTGTAGTGGAGGTCCAGCTCCTGCTCAGCGTAGTCGCGAAAGGTGTTGAAGCCCCACAGCGTGTAGATGGGCTTCTTCTGACGGTCGCCGTCGATGGGCGTGTCGTAGACCGTGAAGAGGATCTTGGCGAGGTTCATGTACCCGGTTTCGAGGGACTCGACCAACTCCTTGGCTTCGGCGCGCAGCTTCTTCGCCCACGCCTTCGAGCCCGCACCGGTTGCTCCGCCATCTTTCGTCCAGTCACCCTTCATGCGACTTCTCCTTTTCCCGGCTTCTCGGACTCCAGTTCGGGCTCCCAGAAAATGACCTCGCGCGCGCGAACCTCTGTGAGGTCGCCTCGGGGACCTTCGCGGTTCATCAGCTCACCCTTGACGAGCACGTAGACGCCCTTGGCAAGCCGGGACTTGCAGATCCGCACAAGACCGTCCACGTACACGTTCACCTTGATGTACGCCGTCACGACCTGACCGCCAGACGCGTACCGGTCGGAGGCGACGTGGAAACTGCACACCTCAAGGCCCGCGCCCGTCTTTCCGAAGTCGGTGGCTCCGGTGACATTCCCTGAAATGACAACCTCGTTCAAACCTCGCACGGTGGTGCTCCAGTGACGACTAGGGGACTCGAAACTCTCCGAGCCATGCGCATCAGCTCGCTGTCGAGAGTCGCTACTACCGCTCCGAGCGCGTCGTAAGGGTGCTCAAGCATCGACGGAAGAACATCCCGACAAGACTCGTCCAACAGGGCCTTGCCATAGCGCTTTTTCAGCGCCTTCTGCACGGCTTCTTTGTCGGAAGTCTTGGACCCGGTGACGGATTTCTTGAGCTGCTGAGGAGACGCCTGAATCACTGGGATGTTGAACTGCTCAGACAGGGCGGCGATGGCCCCCCAGCACATCGCCATCTTGGCCGCGACCGACGAGCTGCGCGGGAAGCTCATCGTCTCAGCACAGATGGCGCTGACAGGCCCGCACGCCCCGTCTGTCGCAAGATCACGAAGGAAGAGGTAGATCTCGCGCGCGCGACGGACGTTGTCATCAGAAGCAAAGACCTTCTGCTTCTTGGACGATTTCTCGGTTCGAAATACGCCCATGTTGATGGGGCGCTCACCACCCTCCGACGGAAGCTCCACTACCGCGTAGCCGATGCAGGCGAAACCGGGGTCCAATCCAAGAACGACGCTCATGCGCGCTTTCTCGTGATGCTCTCGAAGCGTTCGTGCAGGGTGATGGCCCCCAGCACGTCATCCGCGTCCCGAACCTGAACGAATCGACCCTCGACCCGCTCCAACACCTTCCCGCGCTTGAGCCCGAGAACGTTCGTCACGCGCGCGACCGCCGCCTTCGTCTCCGGAGAGTCGAGCCACCCGGAGTCGTACAGGAAGCACAACGCGCAGATGTTCTCCTGCCCGTAACGCGCGTGCATGATGCTCCAGTGGGCCGTCTGCTGCTTGCACACCACGCAGTGGTGATTCGTAGTCGGACCCAACGGACGAAGCGCGTGAGTCGAAGTGACCTTCGGTTTCGCGGCGACATCGGGAACAACGGGAGTGGTTTCCATTTCAAGTCTCCGCAAAGCACTTCTTCACGACCGAGCACTTGTTCGCGCGCGTGCAGGAGTCAGTCGCGCAAACTCTCTCCGGAAGCAAGCCCGAGCGAATGCCGTTCGGAATGCTCGTCAGCATCGCTTTGAGGTTCACGATGGTCTCTTCGTCGTAGTCGATGAAGTGCTCAGCGATGGCTTTGTCCACGCCGTGCTCGCCCTTGGCCCAGTAGAAAATGACAGCCCACTTCAGGCCGCTCAGCCACAGGTACGCCTGCGCCTGAATGACATGCCCGTAGTGAGGAGCCTGTTTCACTTCCCACGCGTTCCTGCCGCCGATGGACTTTGCTTCGAGGATCCCCATTCCCGGTTTGCCGGGAAGCACCAAGAACCCGTCGGGGTGTCCCGTCAAACGGAACTCGTCGTTGACGAAGTGCGCTTCGACGTACTGGAAGGCTTGGTCCCCTCGGCCCTTGCTGACGTTCCCGCACTTCGAACAGGTCTCCGGGCGGAGGATGACCTTCTCGGACACAAGGAAGCCCTTCTCGACGCCGCCGTGCGCGAAACCGCACCCGAGACACTTCCACTGCCCGTACAACACGCCCAGCTCAGGCAACGCGTGGTTCTGGAGACCCCAGTGAAGCGAGGTGCCGTGCAGGAAGGTCAGCAGGGTGTCGCCGTTGAGGGTTTCCTTGCGCGTCACCTGATGTTTGGTGCAGAGCACTTCTTCGCGCGCGCACAGTCCCGAGAGGGACGAGATCCGCACGTAGTCATCGACCTTCGGCGGCTCTTGAATCGCGGGTCGCTTCCACTCACGAGCGAAAAGCTGCTTCAGGGAGCCCGAAGCACGCGTCGTCGTCACCAAGTCTCCGAGCCCCATCCGTACCTCTTGTCCAGCGTCCGAGTTCGATCTTCACTTCATCCGAGCGGCTCTATGCCACAAGTTTTCCAGCCCTGCTAGCTCAGTTGCTCTCGATTTCTCGCAGCAAAATCTCGGCAGGCTCACAACGGCAGTCCTCCGCCGACCGCTTGTGCTGCGAGAGCGCGGCGCGCTTGCCTTCCGTGTACGCCGCCCGAAGCAGCTTCAGCGACTCGTCACGCGGCACACCAAAGATGCGCGCCACCCCATCCACGCGCCCCAGCTCGCGCGCGAGGCTGATGAACAGGTGCTGGAGCCCCTCCAGCGTGGAGTCCGAGTCGTCGTCACGCCCACTCCAGAAGTCCGAGACGAGATGCTGAAGGCGCTCCTCGAAAGGCGGCGGCTCCGAACAGACGCAAGCAGGTTCCGATGTAGGAGCGGGTGTGGGTGTAGGTGGGGGTGGTGCTGGGGGCGAAGCCGAGGCAGACCGGGGGGCGCTCATGCCCGGTCCTCGGGCCGCACGTTCGCGGCTTGGTGTCGGAGCAGGGAGTCGCCTCGTACGTGCCACCAGACGCCCTCCAGAGCCTTCAGGTACAGCGGATCGCCCTCGTAGGCGCGGGTCCGCCAGTACAACCAACGCACCGCTCCCAGAGCCAAGGCTCGCAGGCTTTTGCCGACCGCGCTACTTTCCACGACTTGCCCCCTTTTTCAGACGCTCGAAGACCGCCTTGGAGATGACCACCAAGTCGAGCGGGAGCTGTCCCGGACGAAAGGGTGTCTCGAAGGTGAGGATGACCGCAGGCTCAGTCCCCGCCGCCGCCGCGCCGTGGGCAACCTTCACCCACCACTCCTTCTTGAACGAGATGGACGCGTTGTCCGTGCGCTTGTGCTCGTAGTGAAAGTCCTTCGACCCGATGTCGCCGTCGAGAGTGATGTTCTCGAAGCCCTCTTTGTGAAGTTCGCCCCGAAACGAAATGTCAGACACCTTGAGCGTCTTCGAGTAGCGGGACCGGAGTTTACCTCCGGAGTTTGGGAGCCGCCGCCCGCCCAGCTCTTTCGCCAGCCTCAGCTCGTGCTTCTTCGACCGCGCGTAGCGGTCATGGTTGTCGTCGAGGTACTTGAGCGCGCGACCTTTCGGAGCCTCGTCGCTCTGCGCGTCGAGGTGCTTGAGGCGTAGCCCCTTCGGCTTCTCGTCGTCGTCGCTCATGAAGCCTCAGGAACAGGCTCCAGCTTCGGTGTGTTCGCCGTCAGCTCCACGACGCACTGAAAGACGTACTCCCGGTCCTCTTCGGGAGACCAGAGCCGCAAGCGCTCTCCGAGAGCCAGCGTGCCCGTCAAGTCGCGCTCGTCGCCGTTATCGAACCGCAACAGGTACTCGAAGCCCTTCTCGGTGGGAGAGATCTTCAGCACCTGTCCAGAAACAGGAACCCCTTGCCACTTGCCGAGGAACATTCCCTTCACCGGGAGCTTCGCCTCGGAAGGCGCGATCCACACGGTGAGGTCGTCACCGTCCTCTCGGCACACCAGTCCGTAATGCTTCATGCCGCACTCCTATCCGTTGAACTTCTCGATCTTCGTCACCATCGCGCCGATTCTTTCGGCCAGTCGCTTGCGCATCGCCACCAGCACCACGCCGTACTCACTCGCCGAGTCCGTCTTCGAGAAGTCCTTCGTCATGGTGACCATGCCCTTGAGAATGTAGTCCTCCATCTCGTTGGCGATCTCATTCGCGATGTTCTCACCGATTTTCTGGCGAGCATCGTCCGGAAGAACTTTGATCAACTGATTGGCCATCGAGTTCACAGATTCTCCAAGGTTGACTGCTCGAACGGATCGGGCGCTTCGCGGGTATGGCCTTCAGAGCAACGCCACACCCACCGCATCGGAAACGACAACAAGTGACGCGGGTCCAGCTCCGCTTGAGCCGGAAGACCGCAGATACCGCAAGGCGAGACCTCCGGAGCTACGCCACTTCGGTCGCCGGAGTCTCTGGCAGCGGTTCTGGAACTGGCTGCAACCCGAGGTCCTCCACCGGTTCGTTGACGAGCTTCAGGCAGGTCTGCTTCACCAGCCGGTAGAACTCCTTGTCGGCTCTCATCCTCTTGTCGATGAGCCCCTTCGAGTCGTAGCGCGTTCCGAGGCAGGTCCAATGTGAACTTTCCTTGACGATGAGGCCGAGAGCCTGTGCTTCCGCCATCACGAACTCTTCGTCAAGTACGTCACCGATCAGCTTGGTCGTACCGTCCACCATCGCCATCTTGAACGTGTCGGTGCGCTTCGCCCCACCCGCCTTGCTCTTCTCGATGTGGAAAGGAAACTCGACTTCGAGAGGAATCGGATGGTCCTCGTCGGTCTTGTCGAACTCCCAGACGCCGGGTTTCATCTTCAACTCGACGGAGGCTGCGAAACCGGGAGCCATGCCGCCCGGCTGAACTTCGGGGTTGCCGAACATCACGCCGATTTTCATGCGGATCTGGTTCGTCAGGAAGACCGTCGGGCGACGCTCACTGTGGAGCCCCGCCATGTTGAGCCCCGAGACGAACTTGCGAACGCCTCTGTTGACGATCTTGGCGTTCCCTCCCATCGTCTCCTTCTCGGTGGACTCCTCGATTTCCTTCGCGGGTGTGAGGAACGCGATGGAGTCGAGCACGATGACATCGCAATCCCCGGAACGTACCAGCGCGTCGCCGATGTCGAGAGACTGCTCGGCGTACTCCGGCACCGATAGCAGAAGCTTGTCGAGGTCGATGCCTTGCCGCAGTGCCCACTTCTTGTCGAACGTGCCTTCCACGTCGATGAAGGCGCAGACCGCCTCACGGTACTTCCGACAACCGCAAGTCGGTTTGATTTCTTCACCGAGAATCGGCACTCGAATCGTCGCGTGCTCATCCTCGGGGTCGGGCTGCGTCTCGACACGAAGCAGCTCCTTCCACTTGTCCCCGTGCGCGTACCAACGCGCGACAGGCGCGGAGACCCACTCCTTCTTGGTCTTCTTCTCCTTCGGCTCCGGCTCGGCCTCTTCCTTCTCCGCCTTGGCCTTCTTGCCACGCTTCTTCGAGGGAATGACGGTGACCTCGCCCGTGGTCTCGTCGATGACCTCCGCGTCTTCAACCTCGACTTCGACGAGCTTGGCCCAATGCACGTACTCCCAACAGTTGGAGCACTGGTGCTGCGCCTCCGCGATGGTCTTGAACAGGAGCGTGGTCTTGCAGGACGACTTCATCCCGTAGATGACGTTGACGCGGCCCTGCGGCCAGCCGCCGCAGAGCGCCTTGTCCACCTGAAACACCCCGGAAGGGATGCGGAAGGCTTTGGCCACGCGCGCGTCGGAGGCGCTGGTGAGGATGAGGTCGCCGTGCTTCTTCTTCAGCTTCTGAAAAAGCTCGGACGCCAACAGGTGCTGAATGCGCACCGGGTTGCGCTTCGCCGGAGTTTTCTTCTCGTCCTTCGGCTTCTCGTCCTGCTCATCCTTGCTTTTTCGGGCCATTGGTTTCCTCAGTACGGCTGGTTGGCCTTGCTCGCGGTCGCGGCGGCGCGAACGTCAGCGGACTCGGCTTTGACCTTCTGTTCAACGAAGTCCTTCGCGTACTGGAAGCAATCGTCGATCTCTTCCTTGTAGCAAGGGACCGTCAACCCGATGTGAACCCGCACCGACTCGAAGTTGCCGATGTTGATGGTGAGCCCCACCTCGGCGTTCACTGTGGCGGGCTGCGTGACGTAGCGGTGAATCGCCAGCGTCGCGTCCTCCTTCGTCTCCTGCGGTCCGGTCGGAATCCCGTGAGACAGGTGTTGCCGGGTCACCAACACCGTCGTGGGTACTTCCTTCGAGCTTTTCTCAGCAAGGAGCCGCTGCTCCCAGACCGATTCAGCCTTCGCGAGAATCATCAACACCTGCGCCAGCGCGTCTTCCGTCGTTGCCATCGTCCGTTCCTCGTTCTTGGTGAGCTACTCGTCGTCCGTTGAAATCAACGTCGCCTGCATCACGCCGGACTTCTGCCAGCCTGCGGCGACCTCTGCCTTGAAGGAATCCCACGCGGGGCGTCCACGAATGAGCCCCGGTCGAGAGGCAAACGCCTTCTCGACGATGGTGATCATCGACAGCGTGTACAGCCGACGACCCGGTCGCTCTTCGCCCGCCTTGGTCGTGAACAAGCCGCGCAGCGGAGTCTTGGGCAGGTCGCCCCGACGCTCCAAGTGCTCCAACGTCACCACCGTGCGACCCACGGTCTCAGCGAGCACCCCGACCGTGTACAGCGTCTCGGTCTTCTTCTTCCCGTTCTTGTAGAGCACCTCACGCTCGTGGCCCACGAGCGGCGCACGGACACGCAGGTTCGGCGTGTCGTCATCGCGCTTTTCGAGCCGCCCCGTCTTCGTCAGGATCTCGCGGTTCCTCTCCACGTCTTCCATCGAGTACAGCCGGTCCTTGCCCGCGCGCCCGGCACCATTCGAGGGCGGAGGAATGATGCCCTGCCGCTCCCAGAGCCGAATCGCCTGCACGGAAACACCCAACCGCCGAGCCACCCTTCCGATGGAGAAGAGCGTCACAGGCTTGCCGTCGATGGTGACCGTGACTTCCTTCCACCGGGGACTCACTCGGAATTCCTTGTGGGCGGACTCGGTCTTCTGCTCCGCGAGGCGAACCTTGCGCGCAGCCGCGCGCGACTTGCGATTCCGCTCCAGCACCAGCTTGCGGTACGCAGGGTCGTTCTCGTAGCGAGAGCGGCGGCCCTTGTTCCACTCAGTGGCATTGTCCTCGTACCACTCCTTGAATTTGTTCTCGTCCGGCTTGGTTTTGTTTTCGCTCATCTGGGCATCCTTCTACGCAAAGCGTAGCAAGTGACGTAGAAATTGTCAACGCTCACGCGACCCACCCCATCTTCGCGTAGAAGCGGTCACGGTGACCGCCCATCTTCACGCAGAGATTCACCTTTTCGTCGCGGAAGTCCACAATGACGGGGTCCTTCTTCCCTTCGAAGGGGCGGAGGATGCGGCCACACGCTTGCTCGACATCCCCCATCGGAACGGTGAGGAACGCGGTGTCGAGCGCGGGGATGTCGAGGCCCTCGGAGGCGAACTGGGTCGTGGCGAAGATGACCTGCGCCTTGGCGGCCTCGTCGAGGGCGTCTTCGCCCATCCCGCCGACGTAGTAGCCCACGGTCGGCACCGGTCCGGACTCCTGCTTCCACTGTGCGCGAAGCTCCGCTTCGAGGTCAGACAGGTGCTTCAGGCGCTCGGAGAGCACCAAGAGCTTGCGTCCGGCGACAATCGCCAACACGAGCTGCTCCGCCACCACCTTGTTCCGCGCCTTGTTCATGCACATGAACTTCAGCAGCAGATTCTTCGACACCAAGTTGGGGTTGAGGGAGGCGGTCTGCACGAGGTTGAAGTTGGTCCACACCTTGCGAACCTTCGGCTTCATCCGCTGTTCGGTAGAGGCGTAGAGGATCGACCCGATGTGGAAGTTGAAGACGTTGTCAGCGCCGTCCTTGCGGCGGGGTGTGGCGGAAACTCCCAACCGCCAGCGCGCCTTGAACATCGGCGGAACGGCGCTCCACGTCTCGGCTCCGATGCGGTGAACTTCGTCCGTGATGACCAACCCCGGCCACTCCTTGAAGAGGGGGCCGTAGTCTCGTCCGGCGATGGAATGCACCATCGCGATGGCGATGTGCTTGCCTTGGAAGTTGCACTCGTCCTGTTGGATGAGTCCGACTTTCGCGTCGGGCAGGAACTGCGCGATGCGCTCCTTCCACTGGTTCATCAGGAACTCTTTGTGGACCACCACGAGGGTCGGAACACCCATCTCCGCGATGAGGCCACACGACCACGTCGTTTTGCCCCAGCCGGTCACCGCGCGCACGACCCCGCCGAGCGACCCGGTGCGGAACTGCCCGACGACAGTCTTCAGGGCGGTCTGTTGGTCAGGTCGAAGGGTTCCGTTGAACTTCAGGGGACCGGGCCACATGTCGGCGCGTCCGTCGGTCACATCCAGCTCAACCTCGTGGCCTGCCCTCCGGTTCGATAGAAAATACTGGCGAGGTACGCCGATGAGACCGGGCTCCTTGTCGTTGAACAGGTAGACAGGTCCGGGCGGATCTCCCGGATGGTCGCCCACCTTCTTCGGGTAGATGGTCAGCTTCGCCTTGAGCCCGGCGAGCTGCATCTCTGTCAGGTCGGCGCGAGGTAGCCACGCCCAACCCGCGACGCGGACCTTCACTTGGGCGTTCCGTTCGGCGCGGGGGTACGTGGCTGCAACAGTTCATTCGTGGTGAGCAGGTCGCCGGGAATCGGGCCGCTGTGGTCGGGGAGCGAAGGCTCGACCTTCGCTGCCAGCTTGAGGGTGCAGGCGGTACAGGTGCTCATTGCCTTCTCAATGTCGCTGGCCAACACGGTGTGAACGTCTCCTGCCGCGCAAACAAGGCAAGTCGGAACCACGGGGCCTCGCCCGCAGGCGTCACAGGGAAGGTCGGCTGGAGAAACGGGTCGGAGCTGCACAACCTTCTGCGCCTCACGCACCTGCTCGTCGCGGCGCAGTCCTTCGAGGGCGAACACCAAAATCTCTTTGTAGGGAGAGTCTCCGCTCGCGCCTTGGCTGACCTTCACCATCTGGTCCCAGATGCGAGAAAGGAACAGCGCGTCGTCCACCTGCTCGGGCGTAATGCCCTTCGGGAACAGAAGCCGAAACGCCCCGCCCGCGCGCGCGAACGTGTCACCGTGGTTGCGGTGCCGCTTCTCCACGAAGAGCCCCGCCTCGCGTCCCAACTGCTCGAATTTGCCTTCGTCCGGTTTCATCGAAAGAGCCCCATCACGTTCGGTCGTGCTTCATTGCTTCGTTGATCTTCTGCCTCCGCACACACCGCCTCGAACCACGTCGGAGGCGGGACATCCAACGCAGTTGCCGACTGCCAACGCAGCTCGATTTTCCGCTGCTTGCCGCCCGTCTCTTCGACAACCGCCACCACGCGGCTCTGCCCGAGGTACAGCGTGGCGAAGATGAGCTTCATCGGCAGCGGCTCCTCGGGACCGTGCGGTCCCATCCGAACGAGGACCGCGCAGGCGTACCCGCGCGGCCCCCGAAAACTCGGTTCAGCTTCGACTCAGAACGGGATGTCTTCCGACGCGCCGGTCTTCGGCTCGTCCGCTTCCCCGCCCGCTTCGTCCGGCTTCACGCCCGCGAGCATCATCCGCATGTCCTTCGAGGACTTCGGCTCGAACAGGGACATGTAGTTGAACGAGACCAGCTTCGGCAGCGGCTTGCCGTCCGTCCCGAGCTGGACCTTGAAGGTCCGCTTGAGGTTGCGCATCGCATCCTCGTTCTCGACGGCCTTCGAGTACAGCTCCGACATCTTCTTGCCCCGGTAGTTGGCAACCTCGTACAGCTTGACGAGGTCAGCCTCCTTCTGGAACTCGTGCTCGTCGCCGATGTTGGGCGACTTCTCGTCGGCGCGGGTGGCCTTGTAGAGGCACCCGACCAGCGAGCCACGGTCCTTCTTCTTCATCTGGAACTTCTTCAGCGACTTCAGCTTCGCGGGCAGCAGCTTGATCTCGTACTGGTGCGTGTTGCCCTTCTTGTCCACGTACTTCGAGCAGTCCACCACCGTGAAGTAGCCGATCCAGTACCGGCTCTTCGCCCCGAGGATCTCGCAGCACGCGGCACCATCGTCGCTGACAGCCTGCGCGCAGGTCAGCCAGTTCTTGAAGTCGCCGTTGATCTTCGGGTTGTGTTCGTGGAAGCACAGCGGTTCGTCGTCGAGGAAGATGAGTTCCTTCTGAGTCCCGACCGGCATCCAGAACCGATTCGGCCCGTACATCTGAGCGATTCGGTCTTCTTCGCGCTTCGTTCCTTCGAAACCTTCACTCGCCCAGCTCTGCTTTTGCTCAGCCATGTTTGTTTATCTCACTTGGTTATTGGTTATTTTCGCTACAGCGCACATCGACTGCGTTCAGAAGGGACGGTCATCATCCGTTCCCACCTGAGTCCCTACCGTCACCTCCTTCTTTGAGTCGTCCGTCTTCGCACCATCGTCCGTGTTCTTCTTCGGCTTCTTCTTGTCTTCGGACAACTGAATCCGATCGACGAGTCCACTTACCACCGACTCGCATCCCGTACACAAGTCCTCGAACCGGAAAACTTCAACCCCTTTCCGGGTCAGCACCCACGGCTCCGGACTCAGCGCAGGTAGCCCCTGCGCGTAGGAGATCGACTGCATGTCGTACGGCTTGCCGCACCGGTCACAAATCTTGTTGAAGCTGACGTGAACCGCCACGGAAAACTCCTTTGTAGGAGGCGGTTCCTAGCAACTGGGGACCGGCTTGTCAAAGTTTCCCATCACGACCTCGGTCGCCAGCTCGACGGTCTCGCCGTTGTTCATTCGATCGCGCACCGAGTCGTACTGTTCCTCCGTCACGTTCAACACCGCGTCGCCTGCGGCGCTCTCTACGAAACGCACTTCGAGCTGACACCGAGTCGAACCGTCAGGAAGCTTCCGACGCCACGCCTGCTTCACGAACGCCTTGAGCTTCACGGCGGCACCCCCGGCGGACCGATGAGTTCACTCGCTTCGGTAGGCGTAAGGTCGTCCGGGTCGTCCCCGTCCCTCATGCTGACGATTTTGCACGGCAGGCGCTTGCTGATTTTCTCGCACCACGCCTCTGCTGCCTCCCGACCCGGCTTGTCCCCGTCGGGAACGATGACGACGCGGTTGAAGAAGCGCACCAGCTTTTCAAGCTGGAAGTCAGACAGGTGAGTACCCATCACCGCGCCGGTCGCGTAGCCGTAGCTCTGAAGGCGCATCACGTCGAAGAAGCCCTCGGTCAAACAACCGACCCCGGTGCCGTTCTCGGTGAAGAACTGCTCACCGTAGAGGTAGTAGTCGCGCTTGAAGCCCTTGGCGTGCATGTACTTCGGCGTCACGCCCTCGCGAAAGGCGCGACCGGAGTGCCCCACGAGCCGTCCCTTGCAGTCCCGAATCGGAATGGTGATGCGTCCGAACTTCGCGTCCCAGCACACCTCCCATTTGTTCAGAACCTCAAGGGAGAAGCGCCGCTCGTTGACGAGGTAGTTCCGGACACCCGTGGAGCTGCGGTGCTCGATGGGAAGGAACTTCTCGGTGAGGGTCTCCTCGGGAAGGATCCGCAGGTCCTTTTCCGCCATCTCCATCCCGAACGAAAGCTGAACGCCCTTGATGCCTGCGACTTCCTTCTGGGGATCGAACACAGGCCGAGCGCTCACCTGCTCTGGGTTCTGCAAACGCTTCCCCTGCGCCTCCAAGCGCTCGGTCATCTGCTCGACGGTCATGCCGTTGTGCGTGGAGACGAACTCCATGACATCGCTCTGGTCCTCGCCGGAGCGGATCTGAATCTTCCATAGCAACTCCACGAGACTGCCTTTGAAATTGCAGGCGTGACAGGTGCAGCCGCTGTTGCCCTCAGAAATGGCGACGCTGAAGGACGGGTGGTTGTCCACCAGCTTGGCGTGCGTCCAAGGCGCGAGCGGGCAGGAAGAATAGATCCACTGCCCGCCCGGCTTGATTTTCGTGCAGCCAAGCTTCCTCAGCATGACTTGGATGTGTTCGCTCTTCACTACCCACCTCGCTTCTCGGCGGGTTCCTTCGGGGGCGGCGCGATGAACTCGCGGTACATCGCGTCGAAGCGCTTGTTCTTCACCGCGCCTTCGTTGGAGTGGAAGTTGTTCCGCTTCCGGCCTGCTCCAGTGAGCTTGATTTTCTCGACGCCCCCGAAAGCAGAGTCCAACGTGAGGTAGCCGTACTCCGCCAAACGGCTGCGCGCGATGGCGAACGCGCTCACGAAGCGAGATTTGTTTGGCCCTTTGAGCGACAGGTAAATCGCGTAGGTCGTGTGCTTCAGAATCGCAGGCAGCTTGATGTAGACCTGATCAGGTAGAGCAATAGGGGGTGTGGGCACGGTGTCTCCTTAGAACGGAATGTCGGGGTTGGAAGAGCCGAATGGATCTACGCCGGTAGGCGCTGCGGCGTCACTGCCTCCCGCGCCGCCACCACCGCCTGCGGTGGGCACGCGCGGCTTCTCGGAGAAGTCCATCGTGTCGAAGTCCCAGTTGCACTCGATTTCGTCGGACTCGCCTTCACGGACTTTGAGCCCCTTGAGCATCATCGTCTTCGCGCGCTTCATCTCGTCGGTCTGGATGAGCCCGTACATCAGGTCGGCGTTCCAGCCAGCCACGTCGGTGAGCGCAACGGACTCAGCCTGCACGGTCTTGACCTGACCCGCCTTCACCTCGCGGTTGAACTGCATCGTGACGATGATGGGCACCTTGCGCCGCTTGTTGATGCGCTTCAGTTCGTCGAAGACGTTGGCCGCGCGCTCGGTGCGTGTCAGGCCCGCGACCTTGAGCAGGTACGCGCCGTCGAGCACCACGATGTCAGGCTTCGCTTCTTCCACTGCGGCATCGAACGACTCCATCGAGAAGTCGAAGTCCCCGCCGACGATGTTGAAGTTCGGTGAGTTCACCAGCTCCGCGACGCCGTCGTAGAGCTTCTTCTCCATGAACACGCCGAGGCGGCCCTTGCGAAGAGCCCCGTACGGAAGCTTGAGCTTGAGCGCGTACCAACGGAGCGCGATGCGCGCCTTCGCCATTTCGGTGGTCGCGTAGAGCACGCGACACGGGCGCTTGGTCACGCCGTCCGGCTCGGTCATCTGCTGCTCCCACGCGCAGCCCGCGACCATCAGCGAGAGCCAAGTTTTCCCGATGCCAAGTCGGGCGACGAAGAGCACCAAGTCTTCAGGCCAGAAGCCCATCGTCGCTTCGTTGACGGAGTCCCACGGCGACAGCACGCCGGTCAGGCCCTTCTTGATGCGCTCGTAGTAGTCCAACACCTCGGGACCGAGTCCGGGCAGGCTCTCAATCAGAGTGCCTGCGAGCTTCTCCTTCCGAAGCTCCGTCATCGCGTTTTCAAGAGTGCTGAGTCCCTTGCGCGGCTCGGTCTCGATTTGCTTCAGCAGCGTGCTGCACGTCGAGTGGAGCAACTGTGCGAGCTTGCGATCCATGATGCAGTCGATGAAGTAGTCGGACGCCCCGGCGATGGAGTCGTCAAGCGCGGTACTGGTCGCGTGGCAGACGATTTCAATCGGCGGAAGATCCGGATGCTGCTTCGAGTAGTCGAGGATGAATTCCCAAGCCTTGCGGCCCTCGCCTGCCATGTGTTCGAGCGTGATACCTCGGGCGAGCGCCTTCCGGAGCCCCGGTCGCCCTTCGCGCAGTACCGCAACGACAAAGCCCTTGTCGAAGTCCATCTCAGCCCCCCTTCTTGAAGCTCAACGGAACACGCGCCATCAGTTCAGCAGGTGGAGAAGTCTCGTCGGGGTGGTCCTTGAACCACTGCATCAGCTCCTCGACCGCCGGATGTTTCTCAGACTCGGGCTCCGGCATCTGGGATTCCGGCACGAGCGTGTCCGCCATGATGAAGAGCCAGCCGACGGTTGGAACAATCGGACACTTCGGGAAGCGCGGTCGGAGCAGAATCCAGTTCCCGAAGGCGAACCGGAAATAGCCCTCGACGATTTTCTCCGGGTAGCGCTGAGCCAGCTTGCCACTGAGCCCCGCGTCTTTCCCGTACTTGCGTTTGCCGTCTTCCATCACGAACCACGGCGCTGTGACGACCGCCGGAAAGTACGCGTGCATCAGGTCTTCCCAGACCACCATCAGCCGGTTCACAGAACCTTTCGGAGCGTGCCGAGTCGGCCCCTCGCCCTTCAGGTTCCGAGCGAGCTGAGCTTTTCGCTGGCGCTCGTTCGCCTTCACCTCGTTCTTTTCGTGCTGAGCCGTAGCTCTCGCTTGACCGGTCTTCATCGCCAGCGCCGCGCGCGACATGCGAAGCTCGTCGTCGAAGCTCACGGGGAATCCTTCTGGAAGATTTTGATCCGGTTCGCCTTGATGTCTTCAGCGCGTCGGTTGGTGCCCTGCACCGGAGTCTCGTACAGCACTTTGCCGACCTGCGGGAACCACGCAGGCTGCACCTCGCCCATCTCCTTGAAGGTCATGATGGAAGTGAAAAAAGTGGGGCGCAGGGCAGCGGCGCGGTCGATGACCAGCGACTTCCAGTTGAAAAAAGAATCGGAAAAATCGGTGAGATCCAAGTCGTCGATGATGAGCACCTTCGCTCGCCGAATCAGGTTCTCGACCAGACCGCAGTCACCGAACTCACGGTGGAAGCGAACGGCGTCTCGCAGGTCGCTCGCGCGCGTGAAGTAGATGCTGCGGTCAGTGAGGTGACCGTGCCAGCCCGCGTTGATGAGCTTGCCGGACTTCTCGTCGAAGTGCCGCATCCCGGCCTTCGCGAGCTGAATCGCAGCGGTGGTCTTCCCTGCGCCCGCTGGGCCGGAGAAAAAGTAGCCCAGCCCCTGACGAACGAACTCGGTCTGGTGCTTCAGGTAGTTCTCGACCACGAGCCGCGCGTCGGGCGTGCAGTCGGCGAGCTTGCAGTCCCAAATGTTCGCCGGGGTGTTGAACACCGCCTGCGCGTCGGCTCCTGACAGGGGCCATTTCGGACCCTTCGGGCCTTCGGCCAGATCCGCCTCGTCGATTTCGCCATCGCTCATATCTTGTCTCCCTTCAACTTCGGTGCTCGCCACGTCTCCATCGCAAGGTCATCCGGAGGCAGCTCGCCCGGATGCTCGGTGTACCAAGCGGCCAACTTGTCCTTGAGGGTGCGCACCTGCTGGGTCGCCGTCATCGAACCCGCCGCGCCTTGCGCCTCCGGCATCAGGTCCTTGACCTTCCACTCGGCTTGGAGCGTGTTCGGCGTGGCTGGAAAGTTCAGGGTCTTCTCGTAGCGCTTCGTCACGGCTTTCCAGTTCGTGATGATCCACCGGACATACGCAAGCGTCGCCTCCAGCCCGTAGTCGTCCACCAGAGCAAGAACGTTTTTTGCCTCGCAGCTCTTCGTCGGCTCCACCAGCAACCCGTCCTTGCCGACGGTCGGCCACTGCCGATGCCCGAGCGGCACCTGCGGGTAGTGCTTCGCCATCTCGGCTCGCCAAACCTGCTCGACCTTGGCGATGGCCTTCAGGCGGTCCTGTTGGGCCGCTGTGCGGGCTTTGGCTTCAAGAGGGGTCACGGGCTGACTTTTGGCCGGAAGGGGCTCTACGGCCCGCACAGGCGGCGGAGGGGGGCTCCCGGAACCGGGGGAGGGTCGGTCGGTCGTGCGGTCGGTCGTGCGGACGGGCGGTCGGTCGCTGCGCTGAGTCGGACGGGCGGTTTCCGACGCTTCTGGAACGGTGGCGAGACGCAGTGTTGGAGAGAGGCTGTTCCCCCTCTCTTCAAAAATGTTCTCTTCAAAGCTGTTCTCTTCATTATCGGCAAATTTTGCCGGGGTAAGGGCGGCACCGTTTGCCGGGGTAGGGGCGGCACCATTTGCCGGGGTAGGAAATGTCGCACCCCGGCAATCCGTGCCGGGGTCCGAGAGGTGACCACCGGGGTCAGAATTGCCGGGGTGAGCGGATGTCTTCCACGGAGAAGGACTGGCTTCTTCGCGTGCGTCGGCTCGGGCTTCGGAGGCGTGGGTGGCGCGTGTGTGGCTGGCGTCTCGATGGACCTTGGCCCGGTCCTTCGCCCATTTGTGGTCCCGGAGCTGCCAGACATGCTCCAAGAGGAAGTACCGGGACGCCTTGCCGTGGTAGTGCTCCACACGCAGGAGCCCGACCTCCTCGAACTTGCGAACGGCCATGCGAACCGCCCGCACGCTGATGGCCAGCTCTCGCCCGATGGTGTGGATGCTGGGGTACGCGAACTTGTTCTTGCCCAAGTACCGCAGCAGCTCGGCGTAGACCTGCTTCTGGCAGGAAGTCAGCTCCGGCGTGACCTTCAGCCACACCGGGTTGAGCGAGAAGCCAGTGAGAAGGCTCATCGAGCCTCCGTCGATGGCAAGACATGCCTGCGGCGAAGCTCGGTCCGAAGAAACACAGGCCGACGGAAGCTGTTGCGGTGCTCCCTCAGGAACGAGGGAGTTGAGTCCTCTCGTGTCCCGGCCATGCGCGGTCCCCCAGCTCCAGAGAGTCTTCTGACCGCGCCGCGTGCGCAGAAAAAAGCGGGCGAATCTGGGTTCGCCGTCCCAGCAGAGGTCGGGAGCTGCACCCTCGCTGGAAACCCCAGATCCGCCCTAGACCAGAAAATGACATGTCGATCGTAGCTCCCTGTCCGTTTGACATCGTCCCGGCGAGGAACGAGGCGGCGGCCTTTTACGCTCGCTTCCGCAAGCCCGTCAAGAAGTGCGAACGCCTCACTCGAACGCGCTCGCACCAAAGTTTTCCACAGCCCGCGCCCAGTCGGAGAACGAACGGATCTCGCTTCGTTTCCCACAAGGCAATGCACAATCCCTCCCTCTCAACGAAAAAGTTCTCCACAGGTTTCAACAGCCCTACTCAGGGCGCACCTCTCCCAGCGTGGCGCACCTGCCGAACACACCCCCACTTCCCGCGAGCTGCTACTTGCCCGCGTCCGTCACCCAGCCCTTGCCTCCGCACGTCGGGCAAGCCGCCGTGGTCGTCAACGTCCACCGCCCGTTGAACAGCTTGAGTTTTCCTGCCTTCCGCAGTCGCTGAAGCTCGCGGTCGAGCTTCTGGTCGTACTTCTGCGTGTCGAGGTTCAACAGCGCGCGGATCTCCTTGTTCGACTTCGGACCCTTCTTCAGCGCTGCTGCGACGCTCTTCTCCGTCACCTCTTCGGTCTTCTCTTTCATCCCCGTCTCCTCCCTATCCGTTGCGTAGGTACTTCACGAAGCTGGTGGAGACGACACGCACGAGCCCGTCCCCCAACCGCTCAGTTTCCATCCGTCGCCAGTTGGCTGGTGGTCCCAACATGAAGGAGAGCTGCGTGTCCTTCATCTCCTGCCCGATGACGATGCCGGTGACGTTCATCCCCTGCCTGCGCGCGAAGCGGATCTCGTCCCGCGCGTAGGTCATCAGCGTCTTGGTGGCGAAGCGGTTTCCCGTCCGGGTCGCGTGCGACGGCGCTCCGTCCGTGATGATGATGATTTGCTTCGCTTCGTTGCCCTCCTCCATGAAGCGAACAGCCACCCGAAGCGCGAGGTGAAGCGGCGTCGCACCCGCCACCTCCGTGTCGTCCGAGGTCAGGTTCAGCGCGCCCGGCGCGAACCGGGTGATGTCGATTTCGCCCATCTTGAACGACTGGAATCCCCAGACGCGGAAGTCCACGAACGGGAACTTCAACGCCGACTCCAACGTCCGGCACGCACGCTCCGCCTGCGCGGTCTTCTCGCCCAGCATCGAACCCGAGCGGTCCACGAGCACCAGCACCTTGAAGCCCCGGCCCGACTCCTCAGTCCGGAAGCACGGCACTGGCTGCCGCGACACCACGCCCTCGATGTACGCCGACACGTCGATTTCGCTGCCGGTCTCGTGCAGCATGAACCTTCGCCTTCCGAGCACCCGGTAGAAGACCGACTTCAACCGCCGCGCCGCGCTGCGGTCTTCTTCGTGTTCCTGCCCGAGCGCGCGCTTCACCTTCGCCGTCCGAAGGTTCACCTTGCCGAAGGCGTTCTTGGTGGCCCAGCCGTCGTGCCCCATCTGCTGGCCGAGCGTCTTCAACGCGCGCGTGACCACCTCTGCCATCTTCGACTCCGAGGCCGTGAGGAACTCCTCCAGCTTCGCGTCGTCGCGCGTGTCCATGTTCTGCACGAACTCAGCGGCGGCTCGACCTCGGTCCTTCTCGTCCTTCGTCACCCGCTTGTCCGGCACCACGTCGTCGCGCCACGAGTAGAGCGCGGAGGGACAGCCCATCACTTCAAGCAGACGCTCGAACGCCTTCGTGCGCGCGCCCGCGTCCACGGGAACCGTACGGTCCTCGGGTGTGGTCGGAGCTTCAGGCGTCGCAGGGGCGCGGTTCTTGAGCCGTTGGAGCGCCTGAGCGGCGAGGCTCTGGGTCTGCGGGTTCTGCGGCACTCGACGAGGCTGGGCTATCTCGGAGACGAACTGCTGCATGAGCCACTTGGCGACCGCCAGCGTCGCCGCGAAGCCCCGACGCTCCACCTTCAGCAGCGCGTCTTCCATCGCAGGTCGCAGGTAGTCGTACGGTCCGGGCGGAGGCTCGACCTTCGCCGAGACGACGCACAGGTACGTCGAAGGGCAAAGGTGCGCGCGCCCGATGAACTTCTGCACCATGTGTTTGTGCATCGCCTGCATCTCGATGAAGGAGCCCGGATACAGCAGCGCCCAGAGCGACTCGACGCGCGCGTCTTCGAGGATACCGATGATGACGGAGAGCAGCTCTTTGAGATGATCCGCGTGGTGGTCTTCCAGCGCCTGACCTTGCTGCGCGAACGACTTCTTCACCTGCTCAACGTAGAGCCGGATGAACGCGACCTTCCCCTCGATGCTCGACTGGAAAAGGATGTGAGCCAGCTCGTGCTCGACGATGCGATAGAAGAACGGGTTCTTGAACGGTGCGAGAATCTCGTGGCCGTCAGTGCTCGGGAAGTTGCCTTCCTTCAGCCACAGTCGGCGCTGTGTCAGCCCAGAGAACGTCGCGACCGTTTTGTATGCCGCCCCGCGCGCATCCTGCTCCAACCCTCGGCGATAGAGGGCTTGAAGATCCACTGTTCGATTGGGATTGAAAATCGAGCCCTCAAGCTCAATCGCTTCGTCCCCCTCGACCAGCTCTATCTCCGTCACGCCACAGCCCCTTCGGTCACCTTGACCCCGAAGATGCTCGCGATGCGCGCCTTCACCGTGTTCCGGTCGTCGCCGTCGAACTTTCCGATGAGCACTCGCAGCGCTCTCGGCAAGCCGACCAGTCCGATGTCTTCGACCAGTTGTTGAACGTCGCGCGGAGAGAGCGCGTACTCCATCGCCTTCTGCCGCGTCTCGATGGCGAGCTGGAGCACGCGGTCCAACATCTTGGGTTCCAGCTTCTTCAGCAGCTCCGAGTCCACCACCTCAGTCAGGATGGCCTTCTCTTGCGCGGGGTCGGGGTACTCCAACGCGAGCAATCGGAAACGGCTCTTCAGGTCCTCGTTCAGCGCGTAGACCCCGCCGTAGACCGCCGTGTTCATCGTGCCGACGAACCAGAGCCTCGCGCCCTCCTTCAGCTTGAAGACCTTCTGGCACTCCGGCACTTCGATGCGCCGCCGGAAGTCAGCCAGCCCGTTGAGGACCTTCTGCATCTGCGGCGACAGGCCGTTGATTTCCTCCAGCACGAGGATGCACTGGCCGACCTCGTTCGCGATTTCGAAGGCCGTGGTCAGCGGCCCCAACACGAACGGTGTGTCGCCCCCGCGCAACAGGTGGTGCCCAATCAGGTGGCTGCGCCGTACGTCTTCCGAGCAGTCGAACGTGATGATGGGGCACTTCTTCAGCGCCGCGAACGTTTGGAACGAGAGCGTCTTGCCGATACCCTTCGGGCCGACGAGCACGAGGTTCGACCGGAACATGAGCCCCTCGTAGAGGCCGTGCAGCCCGAAGACATCGACGAACTTCAGACCCTGCCGTGGCGCGTACTCTTCCGTTGGAATCCGCTCGACCGCGCTCAAGGGCCTGCCTTCTTCTTCTTCGGCTTCTGGGTCTTCGTGTCCGCTTCGAGAACCGCAGCGGCGAAGCCAGCGCCTTCGATGACCGCCGCCTTCTCCGCGTTGAAGCTGGCGAACGCCTCCTCCGTCAGGGACTCGATTTCTTCTGAGGCCCCCACGGTGAGCGCGAACGACACCTTCTTCAGCGCCTCGACCGCAGGGCCGTTCAGCTTGCCGGTCTCGATGAGCGCCTGAATCTTCGACGGATTGAGCACCGTGGTGGTGACCTTGTCGTAGACCGTGCTCTCCTCGATGCCGTTCACCGCGAGCAGGGTCTTGAACTTCTCCTCCTCCGGCAGCTTGGCGATCTTCTTGTCCACGCGAACCGTGCTGCCGTTCAGCTCGAACTTGCGGCCCCCGGTTTCCGTCTCAGTGCCGATCTTGCTCGCGTCGTCGAGCAGGCTCAGGCGCAGTAGCTCCATGCGCTTCTCCAGCCGATCTTTCATCCACCGCGCGAGCGAGTAGGTGGTCAGCTTTTCTCCCGTCGAGAGCGCCTCGATCGGTAGGTGCATCACCTCACCACTCGACATCGGCTTGACTTCGGACTCAACCAGCTTCACGAGGGACTTCATGGCGTTTCTCCGTTCGACATGCGGGTGAGGCTCCTTCGTACCAAACAGGTGTGACACCCACGTAGCAGCAAGGATTGCGCTTGTCACGCAACTTATTCCAACTGCTGGGGAATCCGGGACCTGCTCTCGCGCGTGCGGTAGAGTTGGGCATGGCCTACTACTACGCGACCGTGCCCGGCGTGTTCCCAGTTCCCGACCCTGAGAAGGGACCGACCATCGTGTACAGCGCGCGCCTGCTGATGGAGCACGCGCTGTTCGACATGAAGGTTCAGGCGCAGCGCCTCGACGTGGCGTTCGACGGCACCCGAGCTTTCCGTACGGACGAGCTGTACATGGCCCGATTTCAGAAAGATCAACTCGGCTACGTCATCGCGTTCGGCGACAAAAAGGTCTACTGGACGACGACGAATCCGGTAGGAGCTGATGCTGAGACCGAAGCCAAATGGAGAGCGCTATGAGCGTCGTTGCCTTCAAGCCGACCGCGAAGGACTTGTTCACGCGGTTCGAGGTGTTGTTCTGGAGCTTGTTCCTCGGCATTCCCACCGCCCTTGGTGTCGGTGCGCACCTGACGCCGCAAGATCCACCTGTGCCCTTCGTGGGCTGGGCGATTCTCTGGGCGGCTATCGGCGGCATGTGGGGTGTCGCTGTTCTGTTCTTCATTCGCAGGTGGAAGCAGCTCAACCTGTACCGTTTTCGCATCGACCCGGTCGGACTGATGGTGGGCTGGAAAGAGGACAAGCACTGCGTGTCGGGTGAGATGGTCGAGCGCGAGCTGACCGCAGTCCTCGCGCGGCTGACTCCGACGTACCCCGAAGCCGCGAAGGCCCTCCGTGGCTGCGTCGTGGTGATGACCGAGCCCACGTTCATGTGCTGGCCGGGTCCGGGCTTCGTCGCGCGCAAGGTCGCGGGCGTGCAGGATGGTCAACTGATGTTCGTGGGTTGGCACGAAGATCTGAAGTCAAGTGCGTTGCAGCATGAGCTGGCGCATCGCGTGCTTCAGGTGTACGCGGGAGATCCAGTAGAGTCGGTCGCTCACGAGATGATGACGAAACTGGGTATCAGCTAGGAGACGGACGATGGCGAAGAAGACGCGGAAGAGTTCAAAGCCAACCTCCAAGCCCAGCAGCGCCGCGATGGCTGCTGCTGAAGCGATGCTGGCCCCGCTGCGCGACCTGTTGGTCACTTCGGTCAAGCAGAACGAGCTGAACGCTCAGATGCTCACGGACTTGAACGACCGCGTCGAGAAGCTGGCGGGGCAGCTCGACCAACTTCAGAAGATCGCCCCCGCCGATTCCAAGCTCCTCACCGAACCCGCCCCTGTCCCCGTTTCATCCCTGCTCACCGAGTCCCCTCAATGACCGAAGAAGCTGCGCAGCCAACGTACGACAAGAAGAAGCTGTGGAAGCTACTCCTGCTCGTAGTGCCTGCGCTCATCTCCGGCGCGTCGAGCTATTTGAAGTCTCGGGCGGAAGCGACTGACCAAGCGAAGGCGACCTTCGAGCACATGGAGGCGGACATCGACGCCCTCCAAGAGGCCGTGTCCAAAGTCGTCGAAGTGAACTACGTGCAGTCAGCGGAAATCGTTGTGCTGAAAGAACAGCTCGAATCAGCGAACAAGCGCGCTGAAGCCGTGCATCACTGGGCTGCGCTTCCCGCACCGGCTGTTGCAAAGCCACCGCCCTCGGGCGTGAACATGGACTCTGCCGACATGGACGGCGTCCCGGACGGACCGAAGGCGGCCATTCGTCGCAACAAGCCGCAGAGCTTCGATGCCGTCTTGCAGAACTACAAGTCGAAGAAGTGAGGGGGTTCACATGAAGCGCGCAATCTCTCTGGTCCTCGTGGTCGCTTTGTCCGGCGGCTGCGCGACGGTTCCTGCCCTCGCGCCGACGGTCGCCATCAACGTCGAAAAGCGGGTCGAAAGCCGACCCCTGCCGCCCGACCCCTCCACCGAGGCCCTGCCGCCCGGTACGCCTGCGGATGACTGGGTCCTGCCCTTGGAGGCGGGTTCATGCCTCGACAAGGCAGGAAAGGCCGTTCCCGGCGCTGTGGGGCCGTGTCCCAGCCTCAGCGGCATCTCCCTGAGCGAGTCTCGCGCCGCCCGAGCCAAGCTCTTCCAGATTCGCTACCCCGAACTGCGCCGCTTGTACGAGGCGGACCGTATGGTCTGGTCCGCGCACCGGGAGCTGTACGAAGAGCGCCTTCAGCAGGCCGACCAGAAGATTCGGGACATGCAGCCCAACTGGTTCGAGCGGCACGCGGTTCAACTTGGTGTGGTTGGAGGGTTCGTTCTCGGGGCCGCCCTGACGGTGAGCCTGACGTACGCGATTCACCAAACCACCAAGCCGTAGGGTTGGATCTCTTTCGCTGGTTCTGGAGCTGGGTATGTCCGCTTGTCTTCTCTGTGGCGCAGCCACGCAGTCTCTCACCGCCAATCGCCTGTGCCACCTGTGCGAGGTTCGCTGGCAAGACTCGCTGGAGTTCAAGCGCGCGGCCTACTTCGCGAAGCTGAAGCGAGAAGGTCCAGCAGCCGTCGCGTTCGCGGACTTTGTTTTCGGCAAGCAGAAGGAGCGGCAGGCGGACGAGGCAGAAGCGAAGAGCCCGGAGCGCAAGGCGGAGAAGGAAGCCGCTGAAGCGAAATGGGAGGCTGAGAAAAAGAACGGCGTGCTCGCACCGAAACCGTCGAAGCCCAACGGTGTCTAGGTCGGCTCCGCTTCCAGCTCGACGCTGAGCTTCTCCGACGCCAGCTTCCGGGCCTTGTCCAGAATGCGCGCCTGAGCGGGCTCGTCCTCGACCAGCTTCGTGACGTTGAGCATGACCATGTAGACCGCAAGGATGGCCGTCAGCTCCAGCTCGTCGTGCTCTGCGGGCGTCAGCAACTCCCCGCGCTGGCGCTGTGAGATTTCCAACCCCTTCGCGACGTTCACCCCAACGAGGTCGCGATGGTACTTCGCGGCTGCGCGCTTCCGTTCGATGTACTTCGGTTGCACGAGAACCCTCCGAACGTCACTTAAGTCGGGTGAGCCCGACGAAGACGAGTCCCAAGCGAACTGACATCGTACCGTGCGAGAACAGATGCGTGACCTGCTCGACGCGATAGACGCCGAGCGGCAGTTGGTTCGCGTTGGTGGGCGGGTGACTCCAGTCGATGTACTCGCCTTGTCGAGGAAGCACCGAGTCTCGCAGGTCAAACGTGGTCTCGTTTTCAGCCGTTTCGAACGTGATGTTCATTTGTTGTCTCCTTCAAAGTAGTACCGGGTCGCGGCGATCCGACGCCTTCGCGTTTGCTGCGTTGCCGTGTCGATCGCCTTCCGAAGGTTGGCAATTTGTCGCCGCACGGCAGTCAGATGTGCAGGCACCGCCTCTTGGTTCGAGGCGGCATCCTCCAACAGGTCGAGGATCTTCCTCGCTGAAATCGGAGACAGCTCCACGTTCATGGCGCGCCTCCGATGCGGCGAACCACAGGTCCACCGTCGAACACGAGCTTCATGTCGTCGGGTAGGGTCTGTAGACCGCCCTTCTTGATGTCCGTCGCGCAGCCGACCCACAGCTCTTCGAGTACCTCCAGCGGAAGGCGGCTGTTCCGCCTCTCTTGGTGCAGCTCGGCATCCCAGACCTTCCGCGACATCCGCAACTCAGGCAGCAACTTGCCGTCCAGCCGCAGTTCCTTCCGCCCGCCGAAGCTGCTCTCCAGCGTGCGCAGCCAGACGCGAACCAGATCCGCTCGCACGCACTCCGCGTACTCAATGCTCGTACCGTAGGCGGAGTCCTCACCGCCCGCGACGAAGCACGCTTTCTCGAAAGGCTCGCGCGAACAGCTCAGCTCCAGCGCCTTCAGCAGCGCGCTCTGCTCCTCAGCGCGAGGCGTGCCGACCTCTGGCTTGAAGTGGACCTGCTTGTTCGAGCTGAAGCACTTGCCCGCGTGTCCCGGCAAGAGCGAGCACGAGTACGCGGTCACCGGCAAGAACCCTCCGCAGTACACACGCACGTCGAAGTAGCCGTCCGTGTGAGCGACCAGTCGCGTGCCCTCGCGTGCGCGCGCGAGGAGGAACAGCCGCAAGTCGTGGGCGAGCTTCTGTTCCTCAGGCGTACGGTCGTTGTCGTTCATGCGGTCTTCTTCGCCTTCTTGGCGGGCTTGGCTTCGGACTTCGCCTCAGGCTTAGCCGCGACCTTCGCGTCGAGGCTCGCCTTCAGGGCGGCCATCAAGTCGAGGACCGGGACCATCGCCTTCGTCGGCACCGCAATGGTGATGGGCTCACCCTTCACCTTCTGCTCGATGATGCTGCGCAGCTTCTCTTGGTGCTCATCCTTGTACTTGCCGGGCTCGAAGGCCGAGACCGCCTGCGCTTCGACGAGCTGCGTCGCCAATGCGACCTCAGCGGGAGTCACCTCGGTCTCGCCCAGCGGTACCTCAGCAGGGCTCCGCACTTCGTCGGCGTAGCGGAGCTGCTGCAAGGCCAGCCCGTCCCAGCCCGCGAGGGTCCGCACGACGGCGACGTGCTCGCGCCCGCGCGAGGCGTACCGGACCACCGCCGCGCGCTTGGTCTCGGACAGGGTCACCATGAGCAGCCGGAACGCCCGCTCCGCGCCCTTGTCTGGCCCGAGGAAGTAGAGGGTGTCGAGGTAGAGCGGGTCGATGCTCTCAGCCGGAACGAACTCCGCGATTTCCATCCGCTTGTCCGACTCGGGTTCGAGCGCCTTCAGCTCTTCCTCACTGAAGACGACGTACTGGTCCTTCGCGAACTCGTAGCCCTTGACGATGTTGTCCTTGGTGACGACTTCGCCGGTCTCCGGGTCGTACATCTGCTGCTTCAGGCGGGTCTTCTTCTCCGCGTGGAGCTGGTTGAAGCTGATCTTGGTGCTCGACTCGCTAGCCGAGTAGACCTTCACCGGGATGTTCACCAGACCGAAGGACAGCATGTTCGACTGCATGGAGCGAAGGGCCACGGTGGTTCTCCTTGAGGGTTATGAGGGTGTGATGTTGCGCGCCTCGTGATTGTCAACTCGACCTCAGAACCCCTTCGGCCAGACGTTGTGCGTCGTGTGTTCCTGCATCACTGCGCGGAGCAGCTTCTGCACCTGCGCCCTTGAGACCTTCATCTCGTCAGCCGCCGCGTACATCGCGAGCATCAGCGCGTCGTCACTGCACTGGTGCCGGATGAGGTGTCGGGTGAAGGCGAGGAGGAGCGGGAACGCAATCGCCGGATCATCTCCTCTCGGTCGCGATTGAAAAGCGTGGACGAGCACCCCATCCCGATTCCCATGTCCTGCGTCATCGCCTCGCGTTTGGCGGCGTCGGCGCGCAGGAAGATCCCGCACCGCCACTGAATCCCCACCAGCTCCAAGTACGGGCAACCCTTTTTCGCGTCCCATTCGACACCTTCCTCGCGCATCTGTTGTTGGCTCCAACCGCACGGAGCCTTGCGGCAGCAGTACCCCGAACCGACACACGCGCTCATGCGAGCGCTTCCCACGCCCGAATGAGCGCTGCCAAAACGTTCTCGTGCTGCTCGAAGAATTTCTCCGGGCGAAGCCCGTAGATGTTGAGCTTCGCCCACGTCTCAGGGACGTACTCGCCGACGATTTCAGCGGTCAACGAGAAACGTTCAACGGACGCCAGATCCAAGCCCGCGCTCGTGGGCATTAACGTGTAGTCGTACAAATCGACGCAGAACTGATCCTTGTCGTTGGTCAGACAAGGTCGCTTGGTTTCGATGCGGCGATAAAAGGTTCCAACCTTCGTGTCGTAGACGAGGGGTCGCAAGTTCGGTTGGAACTTGAAGCCGAGGCCCGTCATCTTGGTCTGCACTTCTTCAAGAGTCATAGACCTACGCCTCGCTTGTTTCGCGCGACCAGTGAGTCCGCCTCGGCGAGCGCCTGCTTCTTGGTCTCCGGGTCGTCCGGGTAGAAGTAGAAGCGCGCGACCACCGGCCCGTCACGGTGTCCGACAACCTCATAGAACCGATCGTCTTCGTGGACCGTCCCGTCCGCGTAGTGGTGCGGATGGTTGATGTGGTACGGGCGCGCGGGGCTCACGGCATCTCCCCGAGCAGCGCGAGCGCCGCCTTCACCGCGTCCAGCTCCGACTGCGCCCGCTTCTGGCGACCTTCGAGGTGCCGCTTCAGCGCCGCGTCGGCTTCCGCTTCCGTCAGCGCCGCCACGCAGTTGCCGAGCATCCCGCCGAGCTTCGGCAGCTCGCTGGCGCGAATGCGCCGCAGACCCATCGGCGCGTCACGCTCTTCATTCGACTCCGGAGCGATGAGCATCGACTTCACGCGGCTGTACTGGAGCACCCGCCGCTTGAGGCCCGCCTTGCTGTCGATGGTGAGCGCCATCACGAGGTGGACAGTGACCTTCTCCGACTCGACCTTCTTCTTCGCAGTCATGGCTTCCCGTCCTTCTTGGTCGTACCTTCGATGAGCTTCTCGGCCTTCTTCGTCTCAGGGAAAGTCAGCGGGGGCGGCTTGCCGTTCACTTCGGCCAGCTTCTGGATGCCCGACTCGACGATGGTGCTGTGGACGTAGGCTTCGACCTCGGTCTTCGCCGCGTGGACCACCTTGTCCATGTGCTCGGCGAGCTGCTTCACCATGAACGGAGCGGAGTCCGACATCTTCCGCTGCGCCGTGCTCAGCGCGTCCAGCACCGCCTTGCGCTTCTCCTTCGTGGGCGACTTGTCGTCCACCAGCGCCTTCATCTGGGCCATCGCGTCCTCCATGAACTTCATCGCGTGCCGGGCGTCCTTCTCGATGTCGTCGTGGAAGCGCTCCACCTCCATCTGCTCCGGACAGCTCTCCATCGCCTTGCCGCCGACGTACTGAAGCGTGCAGGGCACCCCGCCGCCCATGCCGACACTCGACACCATGTGAGCCCACTGAGCCTCGGAGAGCGCGACCTCGACCAGCCCGCCGTGGACTCCCCCGAAGTGCCAGTCACGCCCATGCGAGCGCTGGCGCGTCGAGCGGCCAATGCTCAGGGTCATGTAGTGCTGGTGCTTGAAGGGCGACCCGAAGAGCGACGTGTGCCCCGAGACGCGGCTCACCTGCACGAAGCCGTAGGACGGGTGCGTCTCAGGCTCCCACTCTCCGAGCAGTTCAGCGCGCTCGTCCATCTTCGCCTTCCGCTGGACCTCGTAGACGTGGGCCTTTTCCTGCCACTCAGGAGGCAGGTCCACGACCGTGCGCACCTTGGCGAAGTCGATCTTCTTCACGTCGGCCATCTCGTACTCGCCCCGGAAGTAGTGCCCGTGGGAGACACCGCCGTCGGCGTCGATGAAGTCGTAGTTCACCGTGGTCGTGTCCGAGGTCGTTCCGTCACCTCCGACGCGAGTGATGAGCGCAGGCCGGTCCCCCACCGCAATGACATCGCCTTCCTTGAAACGCTGGTCTCGGTCCTGCCATTTTCTAGCCATGCCCTGTCCTATCGGCAGGGATGGGGGTTGTCAACGAACGGCAGGTTCGAGGAACTGGCAGTGCGCGCGGTCGTAGGTCACGAGATCATCGGAGAACTGGACGCGCAGCCGAGTTTTCCCCACCCACGCGACGCGACCGACTCGCCACGGCCACCAGCGGTCGTACACCCGAGTGCCTATTTCGAAGCGCGTCACGACTTGTCCTTGATGGGCTTGAGCCCTGCGCTGGCGAGTAGGTCCCTCGTCGTCTGCCGCACGATGGACCACTGCTCTGAGTTGGCCTTGAAGAGGGCCACAGCCGCCTCGGGAGAGACCCTGTCGTCGAAGACAGCGTGCCACGAGGGGTCGATGACCATCTGCGCCTCAGCCGGTGTGTCCTGAATCTCAAGCAGCTCGGCGCACTTCCGGATGAACTCGAAGTACGGGTGCGGACGACGACCCTTCACCGGGTTGCCGTTCTTGTCTCGCGAAACCAGCGGGACCTCGCGCTTCGGCGGCGGAGGCTTCGGCGGTTCGTGAACGATGTACCCGTGGCAGTCCACGCACGCCCCTGTTTCGCCGCACTCTTCGCAGCGACCGTGAGAGCCTGTGAAGTGGAAGCAGTTCGGGTACTGGACGTGGCACTTCGAGCAGAGAAACATCAGGGCCTCCGGTCCTTGCCGCGACGGATGTCGATGCGCATGGTCTTGCCCTTCCAGCCTTGGTGGTACGACTCGGCCTTGCTGAAGGAGATCTTCATTCGCTCTCCGTTCTGGGGTTGGTCGCCGCCTTCTTCAGCGGAGCACCGCGCGCGGTCATCTCTTCGTGGAACTTCTTGGCCAGCTCCGGGACCGCCTCGTTGCCCGGACTGCCGACTGCGAGAACGATGGTGAACGGCCAGCGCTCGGGCGCGGTGAAGCCGTTGAGCACGAACGCGGAGCCGTTGAGCTTCGCGTACGTCACGAGCTGATCCATCGTCATGTACCGAATCGTTTCCCACGGGTCGCTCATCACCGGTCCTCCTCCTCCTCTTCCGCTTCGTCGGTGTCGAAGTCGTAGTCGTCGTCTTCGGTCTTCTTCTTCTCGGCCTTGCGGCTCGCCTCCAGCGCGGCTGACAGCTTCTTCACCTGAAGCCACGAGAGGCGAATGGCAGCCGCCTCGGTGCGGTGCGAGAAGAAGTAGTCGAAGTACATCTTCAGCGAGAAGACGAAGTCGAACGCCTGCTCAGGCTTCATCTTGTCGAAGTCGAACTTCTTCTCCTTGAGGTACTGGACGAACTTCTTCAAGCCCTCGTCGAAGATGCGGTGGTCGTTGTCCACGCGAATCTTCCAGTCCTCTTCGAGCCAAATCCAAAGCCCGCGCTTACGCCCGTCGTCGGTGAGGAACAGCCGCACGTCGAAGAGGCTGTCCGGGTAGCGCAGCGCCAGCAAGGCATCCTTCGCTTGGTAGTGGCGATCCTTCTTCGCGGTCTTCTTCTCGCCCTTCTTCGGCTCGTGTTGAGGCTCAGGCATCACCTTCACCTGCGTCGTCACCATCACGACGCGCACCACCCCGCGTTCGAGCGAACCTGCCGACCAGCGTTGCGTGTCGATGTTCGCGTACTGGCGTGCCTGCTCAGCCGACAGGAACGTCTTGTAGACCGGCGACTCGTAGTCCGCTTCCGCCTTGGTTTCGTAGACGCGCTGCCACTTGCCGTCGCCCATCTTCTCTTCGAGCTGGTACTGAACGTCCTCGATCACGGTCTTCACGGCTTCACTCCAGTCCAGTCGTAGTCGAACACCCAGTTCACCGGCTTCATGTCGATCTTCACGAGGAAGTCCGTCATCATCGACGCGCCCACCTTGTTGCGGCTGTGAACCACCACCGTCCCCGGACGCGACTTCACCGGCATCTTCTTGATGTAGTAGGCCAAGTCGAGCCCATCGAGTTCCTTCCGGTTCGGGTGAACGTCGAGCCACTCGCGCAAGGTGTGGTCGCCGGGGTCGTGGACATCGAAGTCGAGGAAGAGGAAGTCGGCGCGCTTCTCGCGGAGCAGGTCGATGCCTTCCCGAATCACCTTGGTCTGTACGAGGTCGTGCGAAGGACCGAACCACGTCGCGAACCGGTCCAGCCGCGACTGCTTGTCCTCCAGCACGACGATGCGCTTCCCTACGGCTCGCAGTTCGGGCACCAGAACGTCGAGAATTGGAAGAGGACCACGTTCTTGTTCGACCCGCCGCAGCAGAGACAGACCTTTGAAGTCGAGTTGTTCTCCACCGGGGCCTTTGGCTGCCCGTTTTTCCTCAGCGCGGGCGGCTTCGAGGGCGTGGCCCCAAGCGTGGGCGATTTCGCGGGGCTCTTCGTCGAGGGGGAGGTCAAGTTCCCGGCAGACGGAGGCGAGCTGTTCGAGGAATCCGGGGGAGCGAACGGGAGCCCGTCGTTTCTCACCTCGGTGGGCGTCATCTCCCGTCGGTAGCCGCTGTCGTCGCTTACGTTCTTTGAACGCTTCCCAGTTGCTGACCACGATGCCCCGCTCGTTTTTCTCTCGATTTCCCATGACTTGATCTCCACGATGTTGACCCCGGCAGGCGTCAGAGCCTCGACGTAAACCAGCTTCTTCGCGCCGCCCGAGTCCGTGCCCTTGTAGTAGGCCCCCGGCTTCAAATCCTTGTAGGCGATTCCCATAGTAGCGTAGTAGGAGGAGGGGTAGGGATTGTCAACTCACAGGAGCAACCACATGGGAACGAAGGTCTACGGAGCAAGCGATGACCTCATCGAGTTCGAGGGGGACGTTCACGGCGAGGTTGGCTACTACGCGGCGGACAACGCCAACGAGGAGACCGACGCAACGCTGCTCGTCTTCGACGACGGCACTCAGCTCGCAGTGCGCTACGGGAAGCCGGGGCTGGGCGGGGTGTGGCACATCACGGCGCTCCGCAAAGGTCCCCTGTTCGTGAGCATCGACGTGTGCGAGGACGAGAACGCCGACCCCTACTCGGACGTGGCGCACTTCGCGACCGGCCTGAAGAGCTGCATCGCCGCGAAGAGCTGGGAGCGCGTGAAGTAGTCATGCACACCGAAATCACGAAGATGCCCCGGTGCCGCTGGTGCGACAAGGAGCCGGAGTTTACCCCCACCATCGCGGACACCTCGGTCTGTCAGCATTGCGGAGCGATGCAGAGCCCAGCCCTCAAGCTCAGCGCCCCGGCGGGCAGGAAAACTCTGATGGTCTACCTGAATCCCGACGACGGGCTGTTCGTCGAGGTCGAGAAGCTGGATGGCTCGGTCGCGAGATTTACCTTCAGCCCCGAGCGACTGAAGAAAGCAGGCGTCCTGCACCAGTCGCCTGTGCCGCTCAACGGGAAGAAGCTCGACACCCCGCTGTAGCGCCTACCAGAGGTCGTAGAAGTCGAGGCTGTTGTCCTTCATGAGAAGGCGTGTCCAGTTGGAGAGCTTCTGCTGGATGAAGTTGCGAGGCTCGGTGTCGCTCGCACCCGACTTCGCGTACTTGTTCATCGCAGGCTCGACGAACTTGGTGTACGCGTGGAGCAACACCTTGTTGATGGCCGTCTTGCCACCGGCTGAGGGGTACGTCAGGTTCGTTTCGAGGTAGTCCAGCGCCTTCGCCGCCGCAGCGTTCAGCCCAACCGCCGCCTTCTTCGAGGCCAGCTTGTTGACCTGCGAGACCGTGTAGAGCTGCCAGTCGCTGGCGGAGAAGTTCGGTTTCGGAATCGAGACCGGCTTCGCCTTGAACGTGCCGGGCGGGTGTTGCTTCACGATGGCGTCGAGGTCGTCCGGCTCGTCCGCCTCGGGTTCATCAGGCGGCTCCGCGCCGGGACGGCCCGACGGACCGGGCTCCTTGAGAGCGCTTCCCATCTTCACCGCCTCTGCCGCGTTGTCGCTCGCGTAGAGCACGTACTTCTTCAGCTTGGTCTGGGTGACTTCCAGCCGGTGAAGCAGCTTCGTGAGGTCGCCCGCTTCAGCCGGGGTCATCTCGTGCGTGGCCTTGAGCAGCGTCGGCAACTGCGACTGCGCCGTGGCGAACGCTTTCGAGGCGGCCTTCATCAGCTCGACCTGCTTCGACATCTCGATGGCGGCCACCGAGAGCGTCGTGGCTGCGTTCGTACGCGCGTCGCCGGAGCCTTCATTCAGCAGAGCGTGCATCTCGGTCAGGAGAGTCGTGTTCATGGTGGTGATCTATCACGGCTCATGCAGACGACGCGATTCCTCGTTGATGGCTCCAAGGACCTTATGGAGGCGGTTGAACAGCGTCACGCGCATCGTCTTCCCGAAGCGCGCAGGAGACGGCTGCATCCCCGGAATCGGCTCCAGAATCTTGCAGAGCGTGTCGATTTCTCTGAACTTCAGGAAGTGGAGGTCGCAGTTCTCACCGCCGAACTCGGCGTGGTTCCGCATCCCGTAGAGGAAGCCCCCTTGCACGCCCACGCTCTGACAGTGGCGGTCGTAGTGCTCTGACGCGAGCTTCTGGAGGAACTCCACCTCTGGAAGCGTCATGCGGATCTCGGCGGAGATGTCGTACTGGAACTTGGTCATGGTCGCTTCTTCCCGTTCTTGTCGTAGCCGCCCGGCTTGTCGTAGTCCCCGCGCGCGACCGCGATTTGGTCCGTGATGAAACACTTCACGACGTGGTCGGGGCAGCGGTCCAGCAGGCTCTTCGCTTCGTCGAAGTCCTTCTGCCTCAGCGCCTTCTTCACGAGCGGCATGAAGTACGCCTCGACCTTCTTCGCAAGCGCTTCGTGCTCTCTGAGCGACTTCGTGTAGCTCGCCGTCAGCTCCAGCTCGTCTTCACTGATGAGCGCGTCGATGTTCCACGACCCAAAGAAGCCATCGTCCACCCCCTTGTCCAATCGCACGCCACCTTCGATGTCCGCGATGTGCGCGCGGATGGTGCGAACGCCCTCGTGCAGGTAGCCCTTCACCTTGACCTTCTTCCCGACTGCGAACCTTGAAGGAACGGGACGGATGGATTTCACGGAGTCACCCACAGACGTATTCGAGAGCTGCGTTGTAGACCTGCCGGGCGTCGCGAGCGCACTGCTCGACCGCCTTCTTGAGCGCGTCACGGTCCTCAGGGTTCAGCTCCCCCTTCAAGACCATGCCCTCCACGAGCTGCGCCGTGATGGTGCGGATCCGCTGCTTGTCGTGCTCGGAGTAGCCGTCGCCGAGCTTCATCTTCTCGCGCTTCTCCCAAAGCGGCCCGCTCGGAGCCGCCTTGGGTGTCTTCGTCTTCTTGGACTTCACGGCAGCACCTCGGCCTCTTCCGCCGCCTGCGCCTTCACCGTCGCGTACGCCAGCTCCACCTTGAGCTGCGTGATGCGCTTGGTCAGGTACTCGTCGTCCTCGGTGTACCCACGGTCGTGGCTCTTCTTCAGCTCGTTCTCGTAGGAGTCGATCTGGTGCTGGTGCCCCACGACCTCCGCGAAGTGGGGGCCGATCTTCCGATCGTCCCAGATGACGGGCTGGTCTGCGTACTCCGTCGCGAGCGCTCGCCAAGCCGACGCCACCTCTGCCGGGAACGCGCGCAGCTTCTTGCAGTCCCGGTTCGGGCAGCGAATCATCAGCGAGCCCTTCCGCTCCACGACGAAGAAGGTGTCGAAGCGGCAGTGCGGGCACTTCTGGGCCGCGCCGATGAGCTTCAGCTCGGCGTCTCCGCACGCTCGACGACGAACGCCTTCCGCTTTCGCCTTTCGATGCGCCGCAGCCGCCAGCTCCTTCAGCGCTCGCAGGTCATCCATGTGGCGAGGCTCGGGGAACTCGTCCGAAGGCGGCATCCCTTGGTCGTTGGCGCTGTGCGAGGGGCCGGTGAACTCCGGGCGACCAAGCAGCTTGAAGCAGACCTTGTGGTAGAGGGCGAACTTGCCGTCCATATCGGCCAGCTCCGTGTTGCCCGTGGAGCCGCTCAGGTTGCCGTACCCGTCGTAGCTCCCCGACGCGGTGTCACCGTCTGAGCCCTGCACGACGGCCTTCCCCATCCAGCCGTGGCCCTCTCGAACCGAATGGTCGCAGCCTTTGCAGTCCCAAGAAAAGAAGCCCATGTGCCGCCTCCAGAAAGTGATGCCCGTTATCATCAGCAGGGGTCTCGATTGTCAACCCGTCGAGGCGAGTTGACAACCGCCCGTCCGCCGATATGACCGCCCCATGCCTACCAAGCCGAAGACCGTCGAAGTGGTGGTGTACCGGGTCGGAAAGCCTGCTCGCGTCGAGGCGATTCCGGACACCCTCGAAGCCCAGCAAGCCATCGTCGGCGGGGACATCAAGGACTGCATCCTCGACCACCTCACCGTCATCTACGGAGCGGAGGCGGCGGACACGGGCCAGCCGCCGAACCGGCAGGTTGGCCGCATCTTCGTGCTCGGCAACTTCTTCATCTGCCGCACGGACGAAGAGGGCTGCACCGCGCCGCTCACGAAGAAGGACCGCGCCTTCCTGAAGAAGAACTACGCTCTCTGAGGTGAACATGGCAATCGAAGAGTTCAACAGAAGGGATTTCGAAAGTGCCGTGGCCTTCCTGTTTCACGCTGGGTGGTGTCCACGCGAAGAGCTGGCTCGCGTGGTGGTGACTCGTCTCAGCGAGGACAACACGAAGGGCGCGCGCGACTTCCTTCAGCACGACTGCGGCATCTCGGAAATCGACCTTGAGGGAACGTCCCTCGACGAATTGCTCGACCTCGCCAAGGGGTGGCTTTGCGGAAAGCCGTGGTGAAACTGATGCCTGAGGAAGACCGACGGACACCCAGAGACGCCCGTGGTTCCTGACACCTCACCCACGGTCCCGGTCAGCCGGGGCCGCTCGAACCCCATCTACACCGTCTCGTACTCGTCTCAGGACACGGCCACCGCGACGTGCGACCCGTGGCAGCAAACTCAGACCGCGACGTACTCCGGGTCCACGTACGTCGCGTACGCGAGCCCGCGCGCGGAGGTGGACTACGCGGCTCTGCTCAGGGAGTCCCGTCGGGCTGCGTCGATGGTGCCGCCCCCTCGGGAGAACCGGGCTCGTACGAAGCTCCACGTTCGCGCCAGACACGGTTTCCAGCAGATGTGTCGCTTGCCTTGCTACCGGGGCTCTCGGACGCGCTGAGAGGCGGCCAGAGCCCTCAGAAGGGAACGTCAGCGAAGTCCTCGGTCGGCACCAGCGCCTCGTCCGGGGTCGCGTAGGGACGGGTCGAGACCGTACGGTGGTTGTCGTGGTCTCGGCAGGGACAGGTGGTCGTGAGGTAGATGCACCGGCCCTCGTCGTCCATCTCGTAGAAGATCTCCAAGATGCCGGTGTCCGCGCACTCGCCGCAGTCGATGTCGTCGGTAGCCATGCCCGGTACTGTTCTGGGGTCAGCCGTTGTCAACGCTGGAGCGCTTGGAGTCGCTCGACCAGCTTCTCCGCCTCCTCCGCCGCGAGCTGGAGCGCCTTCACCTGCGAGGCCACCGCCATTGCCATCGTGGGATCGTCCTTGCGCAGCTCGACCTCCAGCGCAGCCAGAGCCGCCTCAGCCTTCCGGCCCTCCGTGACCAGTACGCCAAGAATCGCCCGCACGGTCTTCAGGTCTGAGGTCGCCACCGGGTAGACCTAAAGGATCCTGCCCCGGAAGGCGAATTCTAGGACCCGATGCTCTGTTCCGAAGCCACCGTGGCGAGCGTGCGCTTCATCTTCACGTCCGCTACGCCATCCATCGGAAGCTGCCACGCGCGCTCGAAAGCAAGGACGGCTTGCTGCGACCTCGGCCCAAGGTCCCCGTCGATGTCGCCGCCGTACATCTTCAGCTTCTTCAGCAGAACCTGAAGCTCGCGGTCGTCCGGCAGAAAACTCTGGCCGTACGTCGCCACCATCTTCGCCTCCACGCCCGCGCTCGTCACCACGCTCTTCTCACAGGCAGCCAACCACGGAGCCGCAGCCGCGCCCGTTCCGAAGTGGTTGTAGTGCCAATCCTCGGAGCCGCGCTGGTGGTCCTTGCGGTGGCAGTACCAGCCGTACGACGCCATCATCTCGTCGAACGCCTGCTTGGTCATTCCGAACGACTTGAGACAGGCGTCCGTCGCCACGTCGATGGAGAAGCCGAAGTTGTGCCCCGAGTAGCCGGGAGGCTGCACGCCGGACTTCGTCATCATCGCCTGAAGGCTGGCCTCGGGAGAGCGAAACATGTCGGAGCACCGCAGCTTCTTCCCCGTGCCTGCCTCGACCGCCAAGAAGGCCGGAACCGCGTCAGGGTGGAGCAGAGCCGCGCTCGGCGGGAAGTAGTCCCCCGCAGGTACTCCGCCAATGGGCTTGGTGCCGTAGATTCCCAGCACGCCCGGCACTCGCTTCAGCAGCATCGTCAGCATTCGCGCTCCTCAGTGACCCGCGTCCACCACAGGGGCTTCGGCGCGGTCCAGTTTCGACTTCCCGCTCTTCGGTCCCGGTCCACCCATCGGCCCCGGCCCACCCATCCAGCTCATCGCAGGCGACTTGAGCGTTGCTGGTTTTGACCGAGCCTGCAACATGTCCATGCGCAGCTCGTCAATCTGTTCCGCCTTGTTCTTCATCTCCTTCGTCCGCTTCACCAACGCGTCCATGCGGTCGTTGACCACGTCGAGCTTCATCACCGTCACGTCGTACTCGCGCGCGTCGATCTTGGTTCGAACCCAGTCGGGCCGCTGGCACTCCGAGAGCACGCGAGCGTCCACGGCGTCCATGACTTCAACGCGTAGCTGCGTGCGCTCGTAGATTCCGGCGCACACCCAGACCAAGGTGATGAGACCTGCGAAGAAGACGATCTTCAGCACGAGCCAAATCAGCGGTCTGAACAAGTCATCGAACAACGAGTTCGTCGGGTCAGGCTTCATTCATCGTTTCCTCAGAGCGGCCCGAACGAGCTGAAGAGCAGCTCGTCCTTTCTTGGTGCTGCGAACTTCTCGGTCCGACAGCAGGCCCTCCAGTCTCTTGAGGAGTACCGGGGGCAAGGGGAGGCGGAGAGTACCAGCTTTCCTGCGGATCTCAGCTACACCCCAAGCCGTTGTTTCCTTTGGATCGTCAGCGACCGCATTGCGAATATCGAGCAACCAAATCAGCGCGTCCGACCGTGAATCGCACAACCTACCTACCACCGTGAAAGTCCGTTTCCGCACGCTACCCCCAGATCCAGAGTTCAGCTTCTCCCAGCGCCAGCTACCCGCACACGTCTTCGAGGAATTCCCAAAAGCTGGTTCCCCACTTCTCGGACCACCCGCGTTTTCGCGCGAGGGCTTCCATCCGTCGATACGCCTCTTCCATCTGACCTATCTCGGCGACCTTGCGGAGGGCAACCTCTGCTTTCTCGATTTCGATCTCCGCCGCCGACAGCGCTTCGTCCTCCGAGAGAGGTTTCGTGGTGATGGTTCGCGCGACTTCTAGATCCGTCGGTAGCAGGTTCTCACCCGCACTCGCCAACGACTCGGCGTACAACGACAGCTCGGGGGCCACAGTGGTGAACAGCTCGGCCCATGTCTTCGGAGCGATGGTCAGCGCCCCGTTGAGCGCGATGGAGGGTATCGAGTCGTGAACGATTTTGCGCACGAGTTTTCTCAGGCGCACTGCCTCGTAAACGAGCTTGAGAACCTCGACCATCGAAGCGCACCTCGATCGACTCCTTGTTACGTCATTTCAGGAGCGCGGTGTACTTCGCGAACACGCTCATGAGACTCGGAGGACCTCGGGCAGCACGCTTCGTTCCTTCCCAGACCAGCAAAATGAGGTGCTTCTTCGCTACCCGGTCGAGCAGCTTCTTTCCGTGCCAGCTCGTGAATCCGCCCGGCACAACTTCACGCGCGTGGAAGAACTGAACCCCGGTGGCCTTCGTGAACGCCCCCTCGGGCCGCATCGCCGACCACTCCAAGAGGACGCCGCACTTGTCAGGTCTCTCCTCTTCGCGGAGCAGAGGAAACAGCGCCACCTTCGGGAAAGGCAGCGGTACGTCCTTCGGCTCACCCAGTAGCGTGTGACCTTGCTGAATCGGGAGGAGGACGTTGATCTCGGCGAGCCAGTGGCAACTGTACTCGGCGCACTCCGTCGGACGCGTCGCGTAGACGGAACAGCCCTTCTCACACTGGTTCGGACAGGTCTGGTACTCGGGCTTGCTGATGGTGGGAATGCGCAGCGTCGAGCAGCACGCCGTGCAGCCACCGCATTCGCGGGTCATGCGAAGCTAATATCAACAGGCTAAGCGATTGTCATCCCCAGCTATCGGCGCGGGAAGATGGGAACCTTCTGGCCTTCGGAGAAAATCGCAGAGACCTTCGCGTTGAAAAGGCCGCAGTTGCGAGCGGCGGGAGCGCTCCAGAAACAGGGCTTGCCGTTCTGCTTCTGGTTGCCGCAGGTGCCGAAGCACTCGCCGGGGCGAAGGTTTCCGGGTGCGCCAACGCGCAGGTGAACACAGGGGTGCTCGTTGACGCGAACAGCCTCCTCGGTCCGGGCGTTGCGAGCCTCGGGCGTGGACTGGCTGGCAACCTTCTGGTCAATCCTCGCGTTCAGAGCAGGCATCGAGTCCACCGGCATCGCGGGTCGAGGTGGTGGGCTGAGCGGGTGCGACGCCTTCAGGGTCTGGGCCTGCGGACCTTCCCCGCGCGGAGGCGGCTGGTAGGGAGGCAGCTTGTCCGGGGACTCGAAGAGCATCGCGCGCTTGAGCGCGATGTCCACGTTGGCGGCGACGTTGGACGGAAGCGGGTTCTTCGGGAGCCTCGGAATCGCCACCGCAACCTCCATGCTGACCGGGAGGGTCGGCGCGGGGGCGGGCTCCGTGATGGTTGAGGGTGGGGGCTCGACCGGGGGTGGGGGCTCGACGGGTGCAGGCTCGTCAGGTGAGCCGAGCTTCGCTCGAATCCACTCAGAGAGCGTCACGCCCTTGGCGGCGGCGGCCTCCTTGAATCCTTCCATCTCTTCCGCACCAACCTCTGCGCTGATCTTCGGCTTCTTCGCCACGATGTCTCCCCACCAACTCACTGTTGGCCTTGTTTGGAATCTGCCAGCTCGATGAAGACCCGAGACCCGGCCACTGCTGCGATGCGACCGAACAACGTGCGCAACGACGTGATGGTCACGCCCTGCTTCCCGATGACCTTGCCCCGGTCTTGGGCTGCGGTGTGGACCATGAACATCGAAGCGCCGCCGTCTGCTTGGGCGACTTCGACGCGAACCGCGCCCGGCTCATCCACGAGCGCCTTCACCAGCTCGCGAAGCAGGACCTCCGGGGTGAGGGGTGCGTTCATGGGGACCACGAAGTCGTCGGGGAGGGCTGTCAGGTCGGAGTTCACGGATCGTTTCTCAGATACTCACGTAGCAGAGTGCAGTTGTCGAAGGCAGGGCACTCGGAGCAGACCCGGAAGCGCTTCACCTCTCGGCACTTGTCTACCTTCCGTTCACGCAGGAGCTGCTTGAATTGGTCCGTGCCCTTCGCGTAGCCCTCAAGCTCCAAGAGCTGTTCTAGCTCCGCGACGACACCGAGCTTTTCCATCATCGACTGCTGCGGGCCTGTCGGTTCAACTCGTCGAGCGTGGCGGAGGGCGAATCGACGGTCCGGTTGAAGCAGCTCCGGTGCAGCACCGCCCATTCCTTCTTCTCGACGTTGCGACCCTTCTGCATCTTGCCTGCCGCAATTCGACGGGTTTCATCCCCGTCCACGATGGGCTTTCCGCAGCCACCGCAGCGAACTGTTGCCTCTGGCATGTTGTTGGTCTCCGGCTTCATGGTTGCGGAACCTACGGCGACGGCCCCGAGTTTGCAACCATCTGTCACAAGGGAGGGCGATGGTCAACCTTTGGTCTTGTGGTCGGGAGGGCGGTCCATCTCTCGAAGCTTGTTCATCGCGGCTTGGAGATCCACGAAGCAAGAAGCTCGATGCTTCTCACCTTCCTTGCCGAACATTCCATTCGGATGAAACGTGGGACGCACCGGAGTGCCTTGCCAGTCCCACCACTTCCCTCGCATCTCGAAGAGGTGCTTCTTCTTCCTCAGGAGGGTCTCTGTGGCTGTGAGACCGAGTGCGATGATGACGCGCGGCTGCACGATTCTGAGCTGACCGTGCAGAATTGGCTGGCAGGCATCTATCTCGTCAGCGCTCGGCGCTTGTCCAAGATCCACAGGGCGGCAGCAGACGACGTTGCAGAAGTACGCCCGCTCCGGCTTCAGGCCCATCTTGTCCATCATGCGCTTCAGGAGGTCCCCGCCGTTGCCTCCAAAGGGAACGTTCTCCACCTCCTCGGCGGCGCGAGGGGCTTCGCCGATGAAACAGATGTCCGGTCGGTTGGAGTTCCCCGTGCCGAACACGACTCGCTTCCGGGACTCGTGCAGCTTGCAGTTCTGGCAGGCATAGGCGCGCTCGCGCCACACGCTCAGCGGGGCCTCGCCGCTGGGCTGAATCGCATCCGCAGTGAACAGCGCCTCTTGCTTCATCCAAACCTCATCCGTGAATTGTCAGCTAACACCCTTCGAAAAAGTTCCTCGGTGTGAAGAGGTGTTTGGAGCGGGTCTACGTTGTGGGGTTTTCCGGATTCGGAGAAGGTGGCCGCATCGGCACCTTCGGGTAGGCTGCTTGGATTTGCTCCCGTGACGGTCCGGCCTCCACGTCCGCGATGAACTGGTCTCTCCACTTCACGTAGCCCGCTGACTTGGGCGCGCCCGCGCCGCGCTCCGTCTTCAGTTCCTCCATGAGAAGAAACGCCTTCAGATCCGCCCCGTACCCGGTGACCTGACACGGAACATTGAAGAGCTTGTGATGCTCGCGCGCCTCCCAGTTGCAGAAGAGGACCTTCGCCAGCGGAAGCTCGAAGCAGACGGGCTTGATGTTCGGGAAGTCAGCCTCCACGTACGGCGGCCTCCGATTCTTGATGTGCTCGGAGGTCGCTGCCGGGTCGATGATTCTGAAGACCTGCTTCTCCGCGTCGTACTCGTGGATCTTGTACGAACGGCGGATCTTCCCGTCCGCCTCGTCCTTCCACCACACAATGGAGTAGCTCACGGTGCCTCCTCAAACATGGGTCTCTCCGAAGAGCAGGCACTCCGACTTGTGCCCGCCATCGCGCTCGTCGCCCTCGCAAAGGTCGCAGTTCCACGCAGTCGAATGGCCGGGCCAACTCTCCACGCCGACGTGGTGGACCACATGCGCCGCGAGCTTCTTCAGCGCGTCCGTCCGGACGACGCGAAGCCCGTCCTCTTCGAGACGTGGGAAGAGCTGGTCGCGAACCCAGTGACGGGACGAGCCGCCGCTCGACTCGAAGGCGAGGTCAGCGGCGCGCACCGCCAGCGTGACGGCGGCCAGAATTTCAGGGGGAGCTTCAGGCATGGGTCACCTCCGCAGGTTTCGGTTTCGGGTAGTCGTCCCAGATGGAGTGCCGCTCTTCCTTCGGGCAGCAGTACGCGCACGCCTGCCCGCCGCCGAGCTTCCGCTTGCGCCAGACCGCGTGCCAGCTACAGAGCACTGCGCCGCACTTCTCGCAGAGGAAGCCCGCCCAGCCCTTGCAGCGGACCTGCTTTTCCGTGATGCCGACGCACTGCGCTTTCGGAGTCACTGGAGGATGACCTTGTCCTTCAGGCTCGGGACCGTGCGGTCCTCAGGAGGAGCGCCATCGTTCGCGCGGAGCTTGTCGCCCCAGAAGCACGGGCAGTATTCCTCGACGGGCGGATCCTCGATTTCGTGGCTGCCCCGGTTGGCGCAGCACGCGCAGTCGGCCTCGACCGTGCGGTCGCCGGTCACCTTGCAGGCGTTCTCGCCTTCGAGCACGACGAACTTCGTCGGGTCGCGGGGAGGCGTGAGGGCCTCCTTGAAGATGAGCTTCTCGAAGGTGCGCTGGACCACCGGGCTCTTCAGGCGCGCCTTGATGTTGGAGAAGATCTCCTCAGCAGAGACCTCGCCTGTGAGCTTCAGCGCCTGCACCGCGTGCGTCGGAACGTGCTTCGCGTCGCGCGCCACGCAGAGCAGGTACATCGTCAGCTCGGGAGCCCAGCCCTCCTTGAGCGGCTGGATGCAGCACTCGCTGTAGAGCTTCCCCGACTTGCAGGGGCAGGGGTCCGTCACCAACAGCCGCTTCACGTCATCGACCATGTCACTTCTCCTTCAGGGCCTTCGCGACCAGTTTCTCGAACGAGAAGGTCTTCTTGGGCTCAGGTTTCCGGTTCGGGTTTCGGTGCTGCTTGTACAGCTCCAACATCTTCTTCACGTCCTCGGGGTCCTTGAAGCGCTGACGACCGCGCTCCAAGTCGCTCAGCTCGGAGGGCCGCAGACCAAGCAGCTCGCCGCCAGTTCCGAAAGTCAGGTCGGTGGTCTTCCGCGCCTGCCGCAGGGCCTCGCCCGCCGCCACGTCCTGCTCGGAGTAGACCGGCAGGTTCACGAACTTCCATTCGTGGGGCTTGTCGCCCTTGTTCAGGTGGCAGAAGGACTCGCGCTCGCCCACCGGTTCGTTGGGGACGAGTTTTCCGACGGGTTGGCGCTTCGCGGACTTGGACTTGGGCATTGGGTTAATGCTTCAGGGGTGGGACTTCATCGAGGTGACTGGCGTGGGCTTCAGCTTCGTGGCGGACGCGCATCATCATGTGGCGCAGCCCGTGGAGGAACTTCTCCAGCGGTACTGGGGCGCGGCACGTCGGGTCTTCGCAGCCCTTGCGATGGCCGGTGACGGCCTCCTCCAGACCCAGATGCTGGGCCTGCTGCATGGAGTGAAAGACCGACGTGGGGTTGACGCCGAAGTTGATGACGGCGACGCCGCTCTGGAAGCCCGCGCGCCCGGCGTAGCCGTCGGCGAGGAAGCGCAGGAGGTCGAGAGCCGCCGCCTGCGCCTGCTCCTCTTCCTCGGGCAGCGCCGTGGCGGCCTTCTCAATCAGCTCGGAGATGAGGTCGTCCGACCTTTCGAGGAGAGCGACCAGTTCTTCGAAGGGAGCGCCGTAGTGGGCCTTCAGGCTCTGCACCAGCTTCACCGCGTGCTCCGCGCGCTCGTCACTCATCGGTCGCCTCTCTGTGGGGAAATGTAGGACAACCCTGCCAGACCTTCCCAGTTTCTGGCTCGGAGGGTGATCGCCAGATGATCAACACCAGCCGATTTCCGAAGCGGAAGGCTAGCGGTGGCGGGAGTTTGCGAGGCGGGGAGGTTGATCACTTGAGAGTCTCCGCAGCCCACATCTTCCGCTTGCTCCACGGAGCCACGAGGCCACCTTTGTCCCCCGCTCGCCGTCTCTTTGGGTGGAAGCGCTCGCGCTTCGCGCACTGCCGACACGACAGCTTGTCGCCGAGGCCATCCATCGAAACGCCAGCGGTGTTACCGCAAAGTGTTCGGAGACCGACGATGTTGACCTGCCGGTTCCGTGATTCCACTTCGGTCAGGTGAACGTCGTTTCCGAACTTGGTCATCACTCGCATGTAGAAGCGCTCGGACGTGAGCTGCATCTCCGGCGCTGAAGTCCAGAGGTCGCCGCGCTGCTCCGCGAACCCGAGCTTCACCAGCTTCTCCATGACGCGCAGAAGGGTGGGCTCTTGGTTGTCGGGGAACTCCGAACAGAGGTCGCGCGGGGACGGCATCTCTTCTCGGAAGTTCAGCCACGAGAGCACGTTCAACTCCAGCCGGGTCATGGGGCCTTCTCCGGCAGCGAGTAGTCGGTGAACCACAGGCTGGCGAGGTACGCGACCGCCGCCTTCTTGTGCTCGTGCTTCGGCTCGAAGCTCCCCTGAATGCACTGGAGGTGGCGCAGCGCCATCTCGGCGTCGATGCCCTCCACCCTTCCGAACTCCACGCCTGCGAGGCCCGAGAAGAACCACGTCGTCTGGAACTGCCTCCACTTCCGACCGACCGCACTGGAGAGCGAGTCGTCCTTGAACTCGTCGGGGATGGCTTCCCACGGAGGCATCAGCGGCAGCGCACGCGCCGGGAACGCGAGCTGAAGCTGACTCACCGGCACGGGCTTCAGAAGCTTGAGGTCGAGCCGGGGCTCGTTGTCGCTCACCGGGAGGTGGTCCTTCCGCTCCGCAGCCCGCCGACTCTTCCGATTCGCCTTCACCATGAGAGCACCTTGAGAGGGGCGCTGTGCTTTCCCTCGTGTTCGGGTTCGAGCGTGCAGCGCACGCGCTCACCGTGCCCAGATCCACCCCACTCAGCACCACAGAGCTTCGGATGTTCCGCCCGATACTCACGAGTGCTGAGCGCGGTGGCGACCAGCGCCGACAGCGCGCGCGCCTCGTCCGAGCCCGCCGTGTACAGCGACATCACCTTGAGCGCGTCCCTTCCGAAGTCCTTCAACTGCTTCAGAAGCAATCGCGCTTCCTCGCGCGCCGCATCGCGCTCCAGCATGAAGCGCTCGTCGTTCTCCGCCTTGGCCTTCTTGTACGCGTCGCGCTCGTTCTTCAGAAGCTCGATGGAGGACCACACGTCCGCGTACCCGGCCTCGCGCGGGCCGACCATCTCCGCCAAGTCTTGGAACCCCTTCTCCGCCGCCTTGAGCTGGTGTTCGACCTGCTCCGCGTAGACGGTCATCTTCGCGAGCATTGCTTTCGCGGTTTCAAGATCCAACGGCGCACCTGCGAGCTGTGCCGCCGTGGGCTGCTGAATCTCGCGCGCCGACTGCGGAAGTCCTACCAGCCGGTCGATGATTTTCTGCTTGGTGGTCGGTTCCTTCGGAGGGGCACCGCCGTGACCCGCCGGACGCAGATCCGCCGCCGCAGCGTGGCGCAGCGCGTCCGCACCAGTCATGGTGCCCGGCTGTCGCTCAGTCTCTTTGCCGCAGGTCTCGCACCGGAAAATCCACTCCCGCTTGCCGGGCACCTCTGCACCGGTCGCATCGGTCTCGACCGTCACATTGATGCTCGGCATCCACGGTTTGGGGTGAGCGCAGCGGGTCTCGGACATGGGGCTCTCTTAAACGCAAGGGATAGCGATAGTCAATCGCTTACGGCTTTGTGGCGAGCAGCGCAGACAGCATCCGGGGCTCCAGCTTCAGAAGTTCTTCGCGCGAATCCGGGGAAACGCTGGGAGACCGGCTGAGCACGGCGACGAAGGGAGCCAGCGCCATCAGCACTTCACGCACTTCCAGCAGCGCGTCCAGCTTCGCCCGCAGCTTGTCGTAGTCGTCGAGCCGTTGGTGGGTTGCGACCGAGGGCAGGGACGCGAGCCACGCGTACTCCAGCTCGTCGATGAGCTTGTGCTCGATGAACAGCTCCGAGCGGCAGACGCGCAGCAGGTCCAGCATCCGTTGGTTCTCGATTGGTTTGTTCGACATGTCAGCGCCTCGCGTACATCGCACGCTCCACTGCTTTGTTTGAAAACCGAAAATTCCGAGGGCTCCGGGTGGATCAATCGCGCTCGTCGCACTCGGGGTAGTGCTGACAGGGGTCCTTGCAGCAGTTGTCGCAGACCGGCAGCTTGACGTGCCCTGCGTTGCTCGTGAGGTACTTGCACCACGGCTTGTGGGGGTCCTTCAGGTTGTAGAGGTTGCACGATGGACAGAGGGATTTGTCGTCGTGGTTGAAGTTCTCAGGACGCGTGGGCTTTGAGATCCGCTCGACCTCCGCCGCCTTCTCCACGAAGCCGGGAAAGGCGTTCGTGATTTGAAGCGGGACGTAGGGTGCCCAGATGTGCCCGGCCTTCATTGCTTCGCGCAGCTCCTCTTCCGTCGGAGGTCGCCCGGCCCACGGAATCGCGAAGGGGCTCCCGGCCAGAGGGTTCTCGACGTGGTTCCGCTCGAAGAGCCGGTTCAGCTCGTTCGCAAGCCGCTCCCGCACCTCCGGGGGTCCATCAGGGGTGGCCTCGTGCGCGGAGGGCGTGAAGCGGGCCGCGAACTCAGCCACGTTCCGCTCGGCCTCCATCAGCAGGGTGAGCTGGGACAGGGTCAACCCGGTCTTGAGGGCGAGCTTCTGGAGCCGCCTCAGGGCGAAGCCGGTGCTCAGGACGCCTCCGAGTAGCTCCGCGACGCTTTCAGAGGCTGGCGGGCCTTCTGGGGGCCTTGGGAGGGCTGATTCGGGGGCCTCTGGGATGGGATTCGCCGACACCTTGGCCACCTCGGGCGCACGGAGGGCCTCGTTGGCGTCCGTCACAGGCTCTCCACGCTCCTCCGGAGGGGTTGGAGCGACAACAGCCGACGTGACCGACCGCACCGCCCGCACGACCGCAGCGACCGGCTGCTCTTTCGGCTCCTCCGCAGGGGGCAGGGTCAGGGTGGTCAGCTTGCAGGTCGGGCAGAAGAAGGTCCGGGTCCACGGGTCGAAGTTGGTGGGCTCGAAGGGCAGGTCGCAGAGGGGGCAGCACCAGTGACGCGTGGGGAGGGCAGCCTCGGCTCGGGCCACGTCCTTCTCGTGCAGCTCCGCGAAGAACTGGCGGGTGCTCGCGCAGATGTCCTTGGGGCAGGTCTCCATCAGCCCCGCGTGGTCCGCGTGGTAGGCGCGATGCACCGTCTGCATCAGCCACCGAATCATCTCGTGGGAGTCGGTCATTCGGGCTTTGTATCGGCAGCCCTGCGGTTGTCCACACGCTCCGCTTCGTCCCCCAGTCCAGCGTCCTCTCGCGCTCCCCGCTCAGGGCAACGTCGGCAGCGTCAGCACCACTCCCACCGTGCTCCCAAGATCCATGTGGGGAGTTTGCCTACATCTATTCC